AGGCCATCCAGGACTCGAACCTGGGATATCCGCTTAGAAGGCGGAGGTTATATCCACTTAACTAATGGCCCAAAGTGTGGTCTCTCAACCACTTTTATAATATACTTGGTGCTTAATGAGTTGTCAAGCTCTGAATTGACCTTGATATCCAGTGCCTGACATCCATCCTTCGTCACTGACCTGAACTGTGCTCCAACTCTTTGTAGCAATCTCATACATCTTTTGATGAATGTCTGGATCTTCCTTGACACTCTCCTTCTTCTTGATTTCTGTCTCTCTTTCCATGTAGTCCATTTGCTTTTCAGTTAGTGGGGGATCAATAAACCAAGGATCAGAGGGTGCAACTACAGGTGCGGGAACCCCTGTGTAATCATCTTCCAGATCATCTTTAACATCTTCAACTCTGAATGTGTTTGCTTTCTTTTGTAGAAGAGAGGTTTGAGTTTCAAACACCTGTTTTACTTTCTTCTTGATTCTCTTGAAAATCATGATTGCCAGTGGTAGTGGAAAAAGTTGCCTCTTGAATGACACATTGGATCTTCACTTGATACTCTGTAAGAGAGCATAGATTGCCCCTTAAAGTCTGTTCTATCACCAATGATAGAGTATGCCTCAATGAACCTTTGTCTTCCTACCTCTGACTGCATTTCATTGACCAATGATTGATTTGCAACTGGTCTGTAATATGTAAGACCCTCATATTGCCTTGGTGCATAGACCACATCAGCAACAGTATTGGGAAAGTATGGTGACCTGACTCTATTCAGAATTGAAGTAGCGACACAGTACTCATCCATAGTACCAAGTGCTGCTTCTACCTGCACAGTGCGTGCAAGGTGATGGTAGTCAATTGGGGTCAGTGCCAGTAGTGTCTCTAAAATCAAAATAGTCTTTCCTGTAATAACGTCCTAGGACATTGCTATTGTAAAATGCAGGTGTCCCATCTGTCAAGCTCTCAGTCAGCACATTGTGTAAGAACAGCTGCCTGGTCTCCTCATAATTTACACGCCCTGGTGTGGTGTGTAAGGATAAGATCTCTCTAGTAAAAGCGTCTCTCCCATATTTGGCAACATCTGCTTTAAGCTCGTCAGAACTTCCATAGTAGTTGCGCCAGTTGCTTTCACTTGTAACTCTCCTCCTCCTTCCACTACCAGAACTATTTCTAGGCTTTCGTCTTTGAAAGAAATATTTTCTCCCAATGTATTGCTTCTTTGTGGGGTTGCAGGTAATACGATAAACAAAGCCCCAGTTATCCCCAATAAGAGACCCGTCAAAGATCCTGTCACAATATGTCCAGGGATTGGGGTACTCAGGATATTCTTTACCTTCTTCTTCCACTTAGTCATAATACTCTCCTCATTATTTAGAGGTGGCTCCTCATGGAACCACCAGTCGTCTTGTCTCTTTGCCTCTATTTTAGAGTGAGAATCCTGCAAAGGTGTCCTTCTTGACATCTTGCTTAATACCTCCAACAACATATGATTCTACCTCTGTCTCCTGAGGTGCAACTTGGAGACCCTTAGAAGAGATCCAGTGTTGTGTCCAGGGAAGTGGATTAGCATTTGCTGCTACATCATACATTGGTTTCATGCCAAGTGCCTTCATTCTGCGATTGGCAGTCCACTCAACATACTTTTTAAGAAGTGTGTCATTAAGACCAATCATGCTTCCATCTCTAAACAGGTAGTCTGCCCATGCTCTCTCTTCATTGACTGCCTTATCAAACATAGCATAGACATTCTCCTCCTCCTCTCTGGCAATTTCTGCCATAACAGGATCATCACCATCCTTCCATTTTTTCAAAATGTTTTGGGTGATTGCAAGGTGTTGGTTCTCGTCTCTTGCAATAAGGGAGATAATCTTTGCTGATCCCTCCATAAGCTTAAGTTCACCAAAGGCAAAACTACAAGCAAAAGAAACATAAAACCTAATACCTTCCAGTATGTTGACATTGGCAACAGCTCTGTAAAGTTTTCTCTTAACTTCTCTGAGTTCAGTTTGACCAGCGAGGTGTCCTTCATTATTCAACTCCCACATATTGCCAGCACCATATTCTTGGGCAGCATTGATGAATTCATCATAGGCACCAGTCACACTGGCAGCACGGTCAAGAATACGATCATCATATAGAATCTTATCAAAGACCTCTGCTGGATCAGGATAAACATTCTTGATGATGTATGTGTATGACCTGCTGTGGATCATCTCCATGAATCCCCAAACCTCCATGCAGGATTCAAGTTCAGGCAATGAACAGTATGGAATAAAAGCCATACCAGGACCACGACCTTGCACAGAATCCAACAAGATTTGATACTTGAGGTTACTGGTATAAATGTGCTTTTGCTCTGGTCTTAGGGTCTGATAGTCACCACGATCTTTCTGCAGAGATACTTCCTCTGGTCTCCAGAAGTAACCCAACTGTTGAGTGGTCAGTTTCTCAAAGATTGGATACTTATAGGAGTCATATCTTTGGACACCAAGAGGTTGCCCAAAGAACATGGGTTGTTTCTTGTAATCATGAGGTTGACTGTTGAACACAGTCATCCCCTTCACTTCTCTCTTTTCTTTTGTTTCATTAAATGTTGACACCTTAAACTGCACAGGATTCACACTCTCCCTCCTCGACTTGACTTAGTTCTTGTAACAGATTATCTAATTTAGACTTGTCTTCAACTACCTCATCTGTCTTGATGTCATAGGTGTTCTGGTAGTAAGAAGTCTTCCAACCATACTTATATGTAGTCAAAAGATCACCTGCCATCACAGAAACTGGAACTTCATTGTCAGGATAGTTCTCTGGATTGTAACTCCAATTACCAGATATGGCCTGATCAAAGAATTTTTGCATCACAGACACCACATTTATGTAACCTGTATTGTCAGGCATTTCCCATAGAAGTGTGTAGTTATTCTTCAATGTAGCATACTGTGGAACAATCTGCTTAAGAGGCCCTTTCTTGGACTTCTTGATTGACAGATAGTCTCTGGGTGGTTCAATTCCATTGGTGGCGTTTGAGACAACACTGCTGCTCTCTGATGGCATTTGCGCTGAGAGGGTTGAATGTCTGAGACCATACTGGTTGATAGAATCACGTAGGCCATCCCAATCATGTTGTAACTCCTGTGAGGTAATTTCATCAACTTCCTTCTTGTATGTATCAATTGGAAGGATGCCATCAGCATACTTGGTGCGTCCAAAGTATTCACAGTGTCCTTTCTCTTTGGCAATCTGATTAGAAGACTTCAAGAGATAATATTGGAAGGACTCTGACAGACCATGAACAGCATCCCACGCTTCCTGAGAACCATAATTATAACCCAACCTGGCAAGATAGTGTGCCAGACCAATGAATCCCACTCCAAGGGACCTACGTGCCTTTGTAGCAACCTCTGCTGCCCTTACAGGATACTCCTGATAGTCAATCAATTCTTCTAGTCCTCTGACTGATAGATCACAGAGTTCTTCCAATTCATGATCAGACTTGACCTTGCCTACATTGATTGCAGACAGGATACAAAGTGCAATCTCACCAGGCATTTCATCATCAATGTGATTAATAGGATCTGTTGGCAGGGTGATCTCCTGACACAGATTACTCATGTTCACCTTGTCCTTGAAAGATGAGTGAGAATTGCAATGGTCAATGTTCATAATGTAGATACGACCAGTCTCTGCTCTCTCTTTGAGAAGACTTAGAATAAGATTTTGACCCCCAATCGTCTTTCTAGGAACAGACTCATCTTGTTCGTAATCCAGATATAGTTGATCAAACCTATCAGTCCCAAAAGCATCATAGAGACCTGGAACGTCATGTGGAGAGAAGAGACTAATCTCCTGATCCTTAATGAATCTCTCATAGAAGAGTTTAGAAATCTGGATGCTGTAATCGAGTTTTCTGACACGATTATCTTCTGTCCCTTTATTGTTTTTAAGTACAAGGATATCCTCTATTTCTTGGTGCCAGATTGGGAAGTGGACAGTCGCTGAGCCACCTCGTATTCCATTTTGTGTACAGCAGCGGACAGTTGATTCAAACTTTTTAAGGAAAGGTATAACGCCTGTGTGTTGAACTTCTCCACCTCTGATCTTAGAGTTGATGCCACGGATTCTGCCTGCGTTGATGCCGATGCCCGCCCTCTGTGCAACGTATCTGCCAATAGCCATATCAGAGCTAAAGATAGAATCGAGGGTGTCATCAACATCAACAAGAACACAGCTAGCAAATTGTCTAAGTGGGGTTCTGACCCCTGCCATGATTGGTGTTGGGATGTTGATCTTGTGCTTTGAGATTGCATCGTAATACCTCTTGACATAGGACATCCTTGTGTCCTTTGGATAGTCACGGAAGATTGTCAATGCAATCATAATGTACATGAACTGTGGAGTTTCGTAGACCCTTCCTGAACTACGATCCTGCACTAGATATTTATCTGCAACCTGCCTCAAACCAGCATAGGTAAAGAGAAAGTCACGATCATGATCAACAAAAGATTCTGCCTTTTGAATCTCTTCCAGAGAGTATTTGGTAAAGATATCTTTGTCATAGATGCCATCATAAGCACAACTAGTGACATGATCTGAAAGGGCAGGCAACTCACGTACTTTACCATACAATTGCTTCCTGATAGCAAACAGGAGCAGTCTGGCAGCAACAAACTGATAGTTAGGATGTTCCAGATCAATCAGGTCAGAGGCACTCTTAATCAGAATCTCTTGAATCTCTGCTGTTGTAATGCCATCATAGAACTGAATGCCTGATGTCATCTCAACTTGACTGGCAGAGACCCCTGCAAGACCCTCACATGCCTCTTGAACCATTAAATGCATCTTATCCAGATCAAGAGATTCAATTCTCCCATCTCTCTTTTTTACCTTTGTACCATTACTCATATCTTTTTCCAGGTGTTGAATTTAAGTTTTGCTTCTAAACCAGAATGTGTATTTGATTCTACTATCTTCTGGACATTGTGTCCAGCAAGGATCATATCATTTAGATCCTTCTCCCTAATGTTGGATGGCCAGATTACTACCTTGTCTCCTCTATCAATTGTTTTGGAGATTCTGTTGGTGATCTCTCTGTTCCTAGGTTCATTATCATAAACCCAAATATAATTGCTCCAACCAAACGACCCAACATCAACGTCAGCCCCACACATGGCAATACTGTTTTCCACGAACGTGGAGTCAAAGGGTCCTTCAATGATGTAGATTGGTTGGTCTGTGTTGATTCTGTCAAGTCCATAGATTTTGGGGGCATCATCATCCAACATGATGGTTAAGTATTTAATAGGGTTTGTAGACAGTGCTCTGCCTTGAACCCCTATCAGTTTTCCTTCATAGTATAAAGGAATAACAATCCTTTGTTCACCATACTTGATACTGTCAAAGGTATCAGGTTTGATATTGTTTATGAACTCTTTAAAGTTTTCAGCATAATAGAACTCCCCAGAGAAGATTGCTCTTTCATTGAGGTATGCCCTGGACCTATCAACATCAAAAGCACCAGGCAAGTCAATCTTCACCTTCTTCTTGAAGGTAGGTTTGGTTGCAAGATTCTTGAATACATCCTCAGGAGTTTCAGTCACAAAGTTCTTACCAGTGTGACCTTCCTTAAACTTCTCAAAGACATACTCTTTATGTGTCTCTGGGTCAATTTCTTTCAAGAAATTATTGAGAGACATGTTGACACCACAGTTATGACACTTGTAGTTACTATTGTTCTTGATTCTGTAAAAATAACCTCTTGCCTTATTCTTATTCTTCTGTGAGTCTCCACAGATAGGGCATCTACAATTGTAGAGGTTAGGTTTTACTCTCTTGAACTTTGATAGTCTTGAAGAAATCAAATTGATGTATTTCACATCAATATAATCCATACTGTTTAGTTCATATTCCTTTCTATTGTAGGTGGAGAATCTTGAAGCGTCAAGACCTTTGTTATGAGATTGCCACTGTTAACTGCAAAGGATATAACAGCCATGGCACCCATCAACATCCACATCCTCTTCTCTAATTGACGTAATCTTGACAGCACACTGTCATGATCTGAGTCCATTTTATCACGGAGTTTGTCAATCTTTGCAAAGAGTACAGTGTCAATCTCTTCTTGTTTCGATATACGTTCTTCATGGACAGCAAGCATTCTGCTAACTGTTGTATTTACCTCAGATAATTTTTCAATCGCAGCATCAATCTTTAGAATCACAGGTCTCAAATCTTCTAATTTTTGTTCTACTACTGCAATCTTAACTTGATCTTCCATCTTGTGGTTTGAAGTAGGGATTGTAATTTAATGCCTTCTTCTTTGCTTTTCTCTCTTCTCTCTTAGTTCTTCTGTCCATCAAATCTTTAATAGCCTTCCTTACAAATTTGTTACGACCATCAAACTTAAGGGATGAATCATAACCAGCAACAGGCCCACGACTATTGGCGGAACCACTAAATCCGCCAGATCCCCCAGGAGGATTTGCCACCATTCCTTCCTCTGAGACACTGAATTCACTATACATTGCTGAACGAAATGCATTGATAACCCTATCAATTTTGTCTTTATCCATTGGTAGCCCTCTTTAACTCCTCTAAACAAGTTTCATCCATGTCAATATCATGAATAATAGTATGAGGATAGTCTGGGAGTCTATTTAGAAAGACTATGAAAGTCTTTGTGACATCCCACAACTCCCTATCAACTTTATAGAAAAGCATGGGAGTAGTAGCATCTCCAAATACATTATACAGTATGATGAAGTGATTAATCAATAGATGTGTTCTTAGTTCACCACTACTCTTGTATCTCTTCAAGAGTCTCTTGATATACCTGAAATGATTCAGGTCTTTATCAAAGTCCTCACGAGTTACTGCTTGTGGGTTTTGATAATTTTTAATGGCAAATAGAAGAAAATTCTTCTCATTCAATTCAGTAAACTGCATCTATCATTCAGGTGTAGGATATGAGAAGTCTTGTGGTGCAGTTGTGATACCTGACATTGCAACCAGAGTTTCTTTCTTGACTCTGAATACACCTTCATTATCAACATAGGTGGTAACACCAACCCATCCTTCATGCATACCATAGTATTCAGGGTTAGAACCAAGAAGACCCTCTGCCTGGTTTACACCATAGACCAGTGAATCATTAGTTCCATAGGATGCTTCACTAAACTTGGAATCCAGAACACTGGACTTAGGAAGTTGGGATACAGAGAAGTCAGTACTTGCAATTGCAGCACCACTAAGACCCATGGTAGAAGCAATAGTTACACTGGTAGAACTAGCAATAGATGCAACAACTGCATCACCAAAATAGGTTCCACCAAGTCCTCTAATACCAAATCTAATCACATCACCTTCAGACAGGCCACCAGCAATGCCAAATGAAGTACCTGCTCCTGTGACAACACGAGTTGCATAATCGAGACTTACTGTCCCAGTTGATAAAACATTGTCGTTATTTCCCCAAAGTGCCATGTCTTTGTTCCTATAAAGATTTACTTTGCTATCAAATATTTATAAAAATAGGAGACCCTATGGATCTCCTATAAATTATTCTTCTCTTGCTTTGATTGCTTTGGTTACAACTTCAAGAAGTTGATCATCCATATCAGTCTTAGTAAGTTTGACAGCTTTACCAAGGATTACAAGGCAGATTTCAATCAGTTTTTCACCCAATTCTTCATTTTCAGGGATTTTGTTAACAGCATCAGTGATAATCTTAGATGCAAGTGGAAGCAGAATAGAGAGCATAATAACCTCATATGGTATTGTACTCTATATATCACCCATAAACTCTTTGAAGGTCTTTTTCTTTCCTTGACAGTGTGCTCTCTGAGAGAACCCCTTGGGATTATTACAGTCAATTGACTTTTTGTATTTGTCAGACCAACCCTCATTCATCTTATCTGTTTTCTTCTTCATTGAGTTTATATACTTTCTATAAACTGCTGCTTCTGAAGACTTACCCATCTCCTTTGCTCTTTGTTCCATGGCAACTGCTGCCTGAATCTTGTGAGCATGAGATCTTGATGAATTGCGAATCTTGGATACAGATGCTTTGGCAGTAGAGACATCCTTAAACCCAAGTCCATGAATGGTGCCCTTGGGATTCTCATCAGTATAAAGATCAGAATGTTTCTTAGAGTTGGCAGGTTGTCCCTTCTTTCTTGGAATACGAGGATTTGATTCCTCACTCATTCCTCCTCCATTGGACCCGTTGGATCCAGAAGAATGACCCCCATTGCCATTGCCACCATTGCCATTACCATTGCCACCAGAAACACTACCATTCTTTTTCCCATTCTTGGAATCATCATCTTGGGTGTGCCCATTCTCCTTACGAAGATATCCAGCAGGACCAACTACCTTGAATCCTTTTGGAATGGGTTTACACTTCTTATCAGTATAGCAGTAGTAACTTCCCTTTTTGCATTTTTTCATTACTCAACACCGTATCTACGGTCAGACTTGCTGGTATCCATATGCTTCTTTGCCATCTTAGTGGCAGTTGCATACATGACTGACTTGGCCTCCTTGCCATACTTGTCTTTGAAGTTGGTGAAGTTCTTCTTCATACCCTTGACAATTCTTTCCTTCTCATCAGTTTCTGCTTTATCAAGAACTTTCTCTTCCAGTTCTGACTCTTCCTTCATCCCAGTGCCCATAGGCAGTCTACCTGATTTCTGTGCTTGGAGTCTCTGGCGATCAAGCAGTTGCTGCTTCTTCATCATCTGACCCTTCAATTGAAGTTGCTTCTTCTTTTCAGGAGTTAATTCTTCCTCAATCTCCTCAACCTCAACTTCAACAGCTTCAAGAATGGTTCCACCCATCTCTTCAATTGCCTCACCAAGTGTGGGATTAATGGTGATCTTATTCTTGACTTTCTTTTCTTTGATGGTTTTATCCATCTCTTTGTCAGTTACTGGTTCAGAGGCAATTTCACGAAGTTGAAGTTCATCTCTCCAAGATGAATACTTCTCAGACAAACCAAGTCTCTGTTTCACAGAAGCTCTTTCAGTTGCACTAATACCAGATTGCGATCCCATATAGTCATTAAATGCCTTGAAAAGATTACCACCTTCCTTTCTTGCTTTATATCTAACTGCTTTGGTCATCTGCGTGACTCTACTCTTCACCTCTTCTGGTGTATTGTCTTGCTCAGAGATCATGACACTAGATTACTTCTTTTTTCTGTATTTATTTATGAATTCCCTTCCATATCCTTTATATGGTTTGCCACCAGTTTGGAGATTGGTCTTTTCACCCTTATCAAAACCAGGAGTCATATCAGCAGCATATTTGAAATATCCAGCAGTTCCAATCAGAGTGTTTGGTTTACCCTTCACTCTGGTTTTACTATTCATCTTAACCTCAGTGTACTCACGCAGATCCTTAATCCAGGACTTGAACATAATATTGTCCTCTGTCACACAGATCAGATAGTTGGTCCCTCTTCTAAGAACCTTACCAATCAATCCTGTATTCAGATTCTCTACCAGTTGATCAACCTTAAAGATCTTACCTGAAACATAACTCTCTCTAAGATTCTTCCAATCAAACTTGGGTGCAATCTCCCAGAGATTCCAACCTTCCTTCACATTCATCTTCTTACGAAGGGTATTCATCATCTGCTTTGCAGACTTATCATCAATAGATTTAGGGACACCCTGTCTGAATGTTTTAAAGTCATTGTCTGCTGCTGCCTTTCTCATCTTAGAGGCAGACATTCCATCTACATCCTTAGAGTCTGGATCTCTTTCTCCAGCAGATACAGTCTCCACACCAGAAAAATCATAGAGTTGACCATTGTAATCTCCTGAGAGTTTTTCAAATTCCTTAACTCTGTCACCACCAACCACAATTTTAATACTTGAATATCCATCTTGATGTGCCTGCTTCAAAACGTCAAAGATAGTCCTGGCATTGGGATCATTCACAATGTTCTCCGCATGATCAGGGAACATTTGCCTCATTACATCTACTTTTTCATCTGGATCATATGGATTTTTCTTAGCATCCTGTGATCTAGATGGATAGACTTTGAGTGATCCTTTGCCTGCTGCTTTCTTAGCAGCATCTAATAGTTTCTGGTGACCAATTGTTGGTGGATTAAATCTACCAAAGGTTACGGTTAGAGGTCCAAGATCCTCTTTAGGTGATCCATCTGCTGTTGTAGGTGGAGGCATTCTCCTTGGACTTCCATCTGCAAATGCTCCAAATTCTCCTTGTTGCACAGGCATTTGTCGCACAGATTGCTGTCCTTCAGAGGACTTTGTTTCTTGTTTTGGTGATTCATCTGTTTCTTGCTTCTCTTTCTTGGAGAGCATCTCAAGTCTGCCTTTTTTAGTTACAGCAACTCTATCACCATCCTTGTCATACCAGTTGCCATGACCATCACCTGTCAGATTCAAGCGTTCTGCTTGGTCTGCTGCTTGAGATTTCTTTGCTTCTTTAAGGAACCTAAAAAAGGATTTCATTAGTTATAACATTTCCTCATACAATATTTATGAGTCTGCCAAACTGAATACATCTCTATCAGAAAATGCAGCAACACCAGTCTCAATACTGAACTTCTTAGTATCACTGATTGATGGTTCTGCAATCCTCTCTCTTGCCATATCATGATACTCTTCTGACAGATCAAACCCAATGTAATCATGTCCCAGAAGTTTAGCAGCAACACCTGTTGTACCTGAACCACTGTAAGGATCAAGAACAACACCAGGTTTCTGCATCACAGCTTGAATGCATCTAGTAGGAAGTTGAATGGGATAGGGTGCAGGATGTGGATTTTTCATTTCAGCAGAAAACTTCCACACACTGGTCCACTCTGCACATCTCCTAGACAACCTATGATGCTTCTCTCCTTTACATAACCAATAGATTCTCTCATCAGTTTGGATGAATCTGTATCCAGATATCTCTGGACCACTACCCCTACTCCAAATAATCTCTTCTCTGATATTCCACTTGGTCTTGGTCAACCATGCCCATGGGGAGATAGAATCACCTTTATAATACCTCACCTTATGATTGTAAAAGAGTGATCCACCCTCTTTTGTCTTGTCAAAGAGAACATCAAGTAGTTCTATCTGTTGTTCTTGATACTCATCTTCTGGTAAAGTATCATCAAAAGCAGCATATTCAATCTTACGAAACAAACCCCCACCTACACCACACTTGTTGTAGGGAGGGGAAGTTACAGTGCAGTCAATAGAATTGTCTTCAAGGTCAAGTGCCAGGTTCAGGCAGTCACCAGTTCTAAGATCAATCATAGTCGTGCGTTAATATGGGAATATCATAGCACAGCAACAGAGCAAAGTCAAGCTACTGAACTTTGATAAAGGGACCAGCAAGGTCACCTTGCTTGATATTCATCTTGGATGATAGGAAGTATGCAAATGATATGAGTTCACCAAGTTTCTTCTTCTTATCAGCATCATAGAACATCTTGATATACCTCAGATGTCTTAGTTTTGCTCTCATCTTCTGGTCAAAGTTCTTACCACCTGGTCTACCATTGTCCATCAGTGCAATCATCTTGATAAACTCTTCTGGTTTTACCTTCTTACTATCAATAGTAAACTTACCCAGGTCAATAGGGACATTGGGATTCTTAGTAGATATGATTGTCTTGATATAGTTTTGCCAGTAACTAACTTCTTTATCATTGAGGACTCTATTCATTGGAATATTCAGATTAATATCCTCACCAGTGTAAGTCTTCACCAGGTCAGCCATCTTTGGACCAGGTATAGAACCATTCCTAGCAGTTGCTGTTGTATATTTTCCCTTATTATTCAGAACTAAATCTCTTGGTTCAGTTGCATCAGCAGTCTTACTTGAACCTTTGCTCTCCCAGGAGTACTTTTTAGCATATGTTCCTGCTTCAAATCTAGCAGCAAATCTCAAAGAGTTACCTGCAAAGTCTGTCTCACCTCTTCTTGTAGCAACATCCATCACAGTTTTAAGAGGTGTTTCAACAGAACCATCCTTCACTTCCAATCCATCAGGACCCAACTTCAAGTTGGTTTCATAGATTCTTACATTTGCATTCTTTGTCTTCTGTTTGAGAGAGATAGGCAACATCTTCTTCTCTTTCAACATTTGAGACATATATGCATTAACAGTCCCAACATATATCTCTGGATCCAGATCATCAAACTCTTCTTTCAAAGCATCAATCATCTTCCTCATCTTCATATCATCTACTTTCTTTGTCATATAGACGTCAGCAGTATTCCAGGAGTCTTTCTTTCCTGTGAATATATCTTTCTGTTTCTTTGAAAAAGTATCCCAAATGTAATTAATCAGATCAGTTGATGCTGAACCTGGTATGGACTTAGTTCTACCATCATAGTGTGCATACAACCAACTAGTATCTGTTGAGTTTGGTTGGTGACCCAAATACTCCATCAGAGCATCAGTTCCAGCAAGGATACCTTCTCTCCATTCTCTGGACATACCTGGATACTCAGCATCCATTGCCTGAGTCATCTGCACACTGGCACCAGGTACAGTTGACTGACCATTGTTTATTGCCTGATAGTAGGAAGCAATGGTTGCTGCTTCAAACTTAGCAGTATCAGCCATTGCTTAACCTCAGTCTTCCCAGGAATTTACAATCTCCTCAAATGCTTTGAGTTCTGCCTCAGAGAATTGTACACCCTCTTTCATTCCCTTCTTCTTATCATGGGCAGCTTTCTTCATTGACTCTTTCTTGTCACCATCTTTGTCAAGATCAAGAAAGTCAGGTTTGCCACCACCCTTGGGTGCATCACCCTCTTCTTTATCACCACCTTTCTTCTTCTGCTTCTCAAGGTATGCCTTGAACCCAGGATTCATACCCTTTTCTTGGAGGGACTGTCCCTTCTCTGCTACAACCTCTTCATTCTTGGGTACACAGTTGGGGACCATCTTACCACCCTTCTTCTTCATACCAACTTGCTTGTGGGTATCCCAGCAAGGATCATTGTCACCACCATTCTTCATCTCTACAACAGCTTCCTCTTTCTTGAGGTTTGCTTTTTGCATCTTCAAATATGCTCTATCCTTCTCACCCATTCTTGCTTGACCTTGTGGTTTCTTAGAACCACCAGCAGGGTTAGGACCAGTGTTTTTTGCTCTGTAAGAATAATTTGCACCACTACCCTTAGAGTCACCAGAGATCATTTTACCAGCCATGGAACGACCATCCTGATACTCTTTCTCAGACTGACCATGCCTACCCTTATGGAGTTCAACCAGTGCAAGGAGACCAGCCTTAACACCAGCAGCATCTTCTGCTACCAGTGCATTGTGATGTCTCTGAATTCTCTTCTCTTGATTGTACCTAGAGGACCAGGTTTCTTGAAGTCTCTTGGTATGTCTATACTTTGCAAACTCTTCAAGTTGGTTTGCTTTTGATTGAATGCGATTGAATGTCTCAGCAAATGCATCAAAGATTCTTGAGAGTTTAGCATTTCTGCCAACATTCTCTCCTTCTGCCAGAACATCAGACAGGATATCTGCTGCCTCTTGAACTTCCAAACCATCAGCAAAGAGTGTTTCACAAACTTCTTCTGCCAACTCTCTGAGATCATTATCAGTGAGAGTTGCAGTATTCATGTCACTGACTGGATCTCTCTGAGAATAAAACTCTTCCTTTGCTTCAGAGTTATGGACAGCAGCATATGCTTCCATAAAGTTACGCATTGATGAAGACATTTCTTTTCGCAAATACTTTTCCTTCCTTTATTTATAATGAAGTAAAAGTTTCTAACTGTTTGAGGTACAGTTTCACATAGCACTTCAACATGTCTCTCAATGACTCAATATCCTCAACTTGATCAATATCCCTTGAAAGTTTTTCATATTCAAAGTTTTTTGACACACTGGAGAGTTCAATATCAGATGGTTTCATGATCATGTCCATCAGCAAGGTTTGCTTCAATTGCCTCATCCAGTGCAACAATTGCTGAACGAATAGCAACTGTTCTTACACCTGGAAATTCATAACTGTCTAACTTAGTATCAAGAAGCAGTTGTTCTCTGATAGTAGCAGCAGTATGAATATTAAGTGTTACAGTAATGTTCTTGTCACAACTCATCTTCCAAATCTCCTATCCATTTTAAGTTTAATAAAATACATAACAATCAACCATGTTGAGAAGATAATAACTTCTTTATATCCCAAAAAGTTCCAACTGATGATAGATCCACTCATGAGTTTACCTCCTCAAATTCTCTTCCAATTTCCTTATCTAACTGACTAGATATTTCTCTAATTTTGAGAATGATTTTATCAGTAAAGAAACCAGGATGATCTCTTGTGTAATCAGAAAGTGTATGACGCAGAATCACTGCGTCATCCATATCCAATTCAAGATTAATCACAGGTCACCTTCCTTTCTGTTTTCAGAATAATATGCATCAAATGTGCCTTCTGGGTATCTGGCACTGAGTTTCTCAATATTCATATCAAGAATCTCATCAAAGTCAGTATCAAGTGCCATGAATGCTTGGGCAAGATACCAACAGATGTCTCCAAGTTCACGCTTCATATGGAAGACATTCTCTTCATTGTAAGGTTTACCTTGCAAGAAGATCTTCTTTACAACCTCAGTAAACTCACCTGCTTCAGCAGAGATGCCAAGGGCAGCAGTCAACAGTTGAGACACATTAGTGCCTTCTGCTTCCAGTTGAGCAAGACGTGATGCAAGGATAGGATAATCCAAACTAGGAGCACTGGTGGTCTGCTTTACAAATTCAACGTAGTTGGTCATAGATTTAATGGGTCTTGTGTGTTATCAGGTAGTGATTCAATATATTCAAAATCAACTTCTACATTGTAAGGAAGTTGTTTGGTGATGTCAATAAGATCACCAGGTAGAGGTACAAAAGTGAAGTAATGACCCTCCCATCTGCAGTTTCTCATACTCATGAGATTGACTGCATCTCTTTCATTTCCACAATCAGCGATCTTCTCACCTCTGGGATTAAAAACTGAGTAATATCCTCTCATTAGAATTTGAATCCCTCAAATGATTTTTTAGGTTTCTCTTCTGGATCATACTCTTCTTCTCTCTTATTGTCAAGAAGATCCTCTTGTGCAGACTGTTCACAATCATACAGTCTCATCTTTGCTCTATCAATACCAACAACAAATCTCTTATTCAGATTGATGTCATTATATCTATTCTTCAACTGCTTGACTAGAATCTGTCCAAGCCCCTCAAGGTCATCAGTTGAAATAAGGGCAAACATAAGATCAGCAGTAGCAGGGAGACCAAAGGACTCACTAGTGTCAGTAAGCTCAACATCAGAGCTACCATAACCAGAACGAGTGGTCTGCGTGGCAGAAACGATAGGGACGTTTGCTTCACAAGCCAACCCTCTAAGTTCCTCAGCAATTGCCTTGACAGTAGTATATGAATTGACATTACTTCCTGCGCGATATCTTGAGGAAGCACATATATTAAGGTAATCAATGAAAATAATATCAGGTCTAAATGACTTTTTAAGTGCAAGCTCATTAAGAAGTGACTTGAAATGTCCTGCATGAGCAGTTGCAGTTGGATACTCTTTAATAATTAGCGTACCCTGTGTCTTTTTTGCCACATTGTTGACTTTAGTTTCAAACATTTGTTTTGGAAGTCCAGCAATGTCTCCAATGGGGACATTCAAAAGATTAGCATCAATTCTCTCTGCAATCCTTTCCTCAGCCATCTCAGCCGTGATGTATAGGACGTTTTTCCCTTGCAATAGCACACTGCTTGCGACATGACACATAAACAAAGATTTACCAACACCAGTGCCAGCGAGAGCAATATTGAGTGTTTTATTAGGAAGCCCACCCTTCGTAATCTTGTTGAAATAATCCAGGTCAAATGCGATCCTTTCTTCTTTCTTGTTGTATAAGTCATATCTTTCAAGGTAATCTTCCAGATAGTCATGGCCCACATGATTGTCAAAGGATACAGCAAGTGCCTCAGACAAAATAGATGGGATAGCATCAGGTGACTTCTTGTCATCACCACCATCTGCAATACCAATGGATTCCATCAGTGCAAGATAGATTGCACGATCACGACACCACCTCTCAGTGGTATCCATCAACCACTCCATCTCAGCAGGTTCACTATCTAGATGATCAACCAGATTTGTAATCTCTCTGTAAGATGTCTCATTGATATCACTTCTCTTCTCTACTTCAATATTGAGAACTTCCTTGGTAGGAGTCTGATTATATTCAGTGACAAAATTACTGATCTCTTCAAAGACTGTCTTCTGGTTGAAGTCTTGAAAATATTCTGACTTGATGAATGGAATGACCTTCCTCAAATACTCCTCATTATGGAGGAGGTTCTTTAAAATAAGGAATTCAATCTTGTCCATATTCTGCCTGCCAGAGTGCGTAAGTTGACATGATATACTTGGTCCCTTCTGTTACTGGTTTGCCTTCATGTGGAAACATCCAGTAGGGAGGAAATACTAGCACAGATCCTTTCTTAGGTCTAACTACTGTGTTTGGATAGAATACTGTATCACCTCCCTCAAAATCATCATTCAAATAATAGAGGAAAGCAACAAATCTCTCAGCAGTGTTTAGTGAACTTACATCTGCATGACAACTATACACATCATCACTGTGACCTTCATATCTTTTGAGATTAGTTCCTTCATATCTAACATTATTGCCTACCTCAAAGTACTTACCATATTCAGATAAGTATTCAGCATATCTGTGATGGACAGTCAAACTCATCTTATGAACTTTACTATCTAACCAAGGACTTGCTTCATTCAAGCGTACATTTGTCCAATTAGGATACCCTCCTTTGTTTACCTCTTTCTGATATTGAGAGTCCTCAAAGAATTGGACAAACTCATCACACACTTCTTCTGGGATGACATTATCAATTTTTAAAACAAGATCTAATAAATTCATGAACCGTAGGTAAACTCCTCCCTTGCAACAGCATCAAGTTTCTCCATCACCTCTGGGGTGAAGTATTCTTCTGGGTCTTTCAGAATTGCCTTGGCATATACTTTCTTGCCACCTATCTCATAGCGTCCTGCCACATTCTTCCATAGTCCACCAATCTCTCCAAGTTCCAGGAGACCATAATGACGATCAAGACCGCGTTCATCGTAATAGAGACGAACAGTAACATCCTTATTCTCTTTACTCAGACGCGACTTAGCAGTCTTTGCCTTGATAAGATTTCCAACGACATTGGTTCCATCTTTTTCTTTCTTTTTGGAGAGATAAATGATGGTGGATGCAGCGTACTTGAGTCCACTACCTCCTCCCATTTCTTTTGTAGGTACATAAGATCCAATAACATCGTAGGTATGGTTGGTAACAATCATTGGGATGTTTGCTTGACCAAGTTTCAGAGTTAGCATTCTGAATGCCCCCTTGACAAGTTGGGATTTGGTCATGTCCCTGACTTGTTTATCATCAAGTGCATCCCTGATTTCTTTCTCTGTGGAAAGCATACCAAGGGAGTCTAACACAAACATACAAGGTTTGCGGTCTTCTGTGGGGGTTTTTAAATATATATCTACTGCTTTAAGTGCCTTAGTTCTAAACTCTTCAATTGTTACAACATTAACAACTACTAACCTATTAAGGTCAATACCCCTACTTGCGATAAGACTCTTATTAACAGCGGCTTCAGTATCAAAATATAGGCAATACCCATCAGGATTAGAATCAAGGAAGTTCTTGACAACTGCAAGCGAGAAGAAAGTTTTTCCAGTGCTAGACTCGCCAGCAATGGCAGTAATCTTATTCCCAGATACACCGCCAAATATAGACCCTGAAACAAGTCCATTAAAAATGTACGAACCTGTGTCCACATATTTCTCAGTGTCATCAATGTCAGAGGCGAGTTTTGTGTATTCATCTCCAATTTCTTTTACAATGTCTTTTAAAAAATCCATAGTCAATCATCTTCTGTGTTGAATTCTTCCCAATAGGGAGTTGAACCACTTACAATCTCAATCATCTTTGAAAGGGTTATTACCTCTTCAATTGTATCAAGGATTATAGGTTTTTTGATAGGGCAGTACCAGACTTTGTACACTAGCCAAAGAAAAGTTCCAGGTTTACAACTTTCTCTACATTCCAACCAATGGCATCTAGGATTACCTTTACAGGTTCCAAGAAAGCTTTCTCAAATTGTAAATCATAATCAATATATTTGTCAACACCAAGTTCATAGGGAAAGTCAGAGATGAATGAAATAACATTCTCTCTAATGGGGTTTGCTTTCTTCAAATAAATGAACTTGATCTTTTCTCCATTGTTGATAGAAGAATACTTGTTAGTCAGATTCTTCTCTTTAATATAATGATTATATAGCAGAGCACCACGCACATGAATGGGGCACCCCTTTCCATAGATTGTAGAGTGTGCTTTGTGCTTGGTTACATCAGATACAGTCCTTGGGAATGCAATCTCTTCTGGTGGCATCTTCTTGAACTTTGCTCTTGCATCATCAATAAAGTCAATCACATCATCCTCTGTGCCCTCCATCATCAGGTGCAGAGCATCCTTAATCATCTTCCTACAAGGTGCAGGTGTAGAGGATTTGACTGCCTCAATGCCCATCATCTTGAGTTTGGGTTCATCATATCTGACCCCCTCACTATCCCACACATTAAGAATGTATCTCTTCTTTGCTGTCCAGATGCCCCTATCTGCAATGTTCTCCCTCTTCATCTGCATCTTCTGGGCATATGCATTTACATACGACGCAAGTTCCTGGTAACTTTCCTCAATAAATGGTTCCAGTTTCTCTTGGCAGATCTGGTCCAAGATGCCCACAAGTTTGACTTTGTTACCAGTGTGATTACCAAAAAATTTATCAACAAGAGGTCCAAAATTAATATAGATTGAGTCAGTGTCAGATGCAATGACATAATCCACATCTTCTGTTTTTAACAGATTATTTAGGTATCTATTCATACGATTTTCAATCCATCTGATAGATGTTTGACCAGATAGAGTGATTGCTTCAGCATTTGCTAACTTATAGTATCTGAAATACTGGTTACCAATAGCACCATAAGCAGAGTTCAGGGCAATCTTTCTTGCCATCTGAAAGTTGTTGTACTTAGAAATATCATTGATTGTCCTCTTGTGAAGGTTAACCAGTTCTCTATCAGACAATGATGCATAGGGATTATCAGAAGATGCAACAATCTCCTGCTCTGGTCCTTCACCTGCCCCACCAATCAAATATCCCATTACTTCTTCCTCCTGCGCTTCATTTCATTCTCAATATCAACCAGTGCCTGTTTTGATTGAAGCATCTTCTTCTTGAAGACTGTTCTTTCAGCATACATCTTCTCCATCAGTTCAGGCAAGAACCCCTTCACATCTTTTCTATACATTGCACCATTAGCACACACAGCATAGTCCTTATACATCTCAAAGGTGACAGACTCATCAAGAATTTTATTCACTGAAACAGATGGATGTCTCTCCTCCATCAGAGTCTCTGGTGAAATATTGTACTGCATCATCAGGTGTGGATACAGAGAGTTAAGGTCAAAAGATGCTACCCAATCATAGACTCCTGGTGTAGGTTCTTTCACATAGGCACCAGCAAACTTATCACCCTTCTCACTCCTATCCTTCTGGGGGACAACTATGTTCCTCCTTTTCAAATAGTTGTAGATAATTGTGTCCCACATTCTCACCTGATACATCACATCAACATAGTTTACCTTGGCATCATATGCCATAGTAATTGCCAGTTCAATCAGTTTAAGTTTCTCCTCCAACCTGTCAACCAGTTCCACGTCAATGATGTTGTAGTCAACAAACTTCTTCCAGTTACCTCTGTAAAAGTCTTTGAAAGTATCAAACTCACTGTGGTCCAGTTTCTTCTGACCCAGTTCAGTCTCTGCAATAAAGTCCAGTCTGTATGATTCACGATTCACATAAGTGAACTTCTTATACAGATCAAGATAATCAAGTGTGGAAATACCAGTGATGTCAAAGACATTGAACTGTCTGCCTGTAATCATGACTTCTTCATGATTCACAAGACCCCAAGGAGATAGTTCTCTCATCTTCTTAGGACCCATGATCCTGCTGATCCTTCCACAAAGATATGGAATATCATACAATCTAACATTCCAACCAGTGACAACATCAGGTGTATTATTCTGCCACCAGTATAGGAATGCATTCAGCATCTCCACCTCTTCACTGAACTGGTGATAGGTTACATTCTTCTGTGTGGGCACATAGGGATACCTGCCCCAAGTTGTGATCTGCTTTGTATTGTAGTCCTGAATAGAGATAGTCAACATCTCTTCTGAACAAGATTCAGGGTCAGGAAATCCATCCTCTGCCTGGACCTCAATATCCATAGTCACCAAGTTAATCTTCTTGATATCAAACTTGATTTCTTCACCAGGATATTTGTCAGAGAGATATTGATAGACATACCTCTCATTCCCATAGATAGGGAATCCATCTACATCATCATACTTCTTATAGAATTCTCTACAATCTCTGATTGTGCCTGGTTGAATAGGTTCTACACATTCCCCATCAAGAGTCTTCCACTTACTTTCTTTCTTTGACTTCACATAAAGAGTTGGTTGATACTCTTCTTTGGCAGTGAAGCTTCTTCCATTCTCAAAACCACGAACCAGGACATTGTTACCAATCACCTGGGCATTGGTGTAAAACTTCATACCTTCACCAGAGTTTCATACTTATCAATCAGTTTACCATTGGGATCAGCAATGGTCAAAATTTTATCAGAATGAATCATAAATGTATTCTGGGTTGTCAAATCAATCAACCATGGAGACAATGTGCCAGAGCCATCTGGATTAATAACAAATGGCTCAATCAGTTTACAATCTGGTTCTCCCAGATCAGCAGACACTTCTTCAATCTGTGTGAGAAGAATTACTTTATCAAGGATTAAAACTTTAAGATTCATCTTTAACTACTGCTTTTGCTTTTGCTGGTTTGACCTCTGCTGGAATAGGAGGTAACTCATGGTATTTACGATACCTTACTGTCTCATAGGTTTCAAAAGTCTCTTCTGGATTACCATAGGAGATTTTCTTTCTCTTTTCTAGAATCTCATCATAGGGATCAGATTTGATATCAGGCCAATTGCGATGAGCATTTTCAGTCACTTTACGACTGATCACCTCATATTCAACACCTTCACCAGAGGTGGGAAGGACAACATCCACATGTTCTTTCTTGGCTGCCATGACACAGTTTACTCTGATAGTATCTTAGCATAAAAAAATGGGGGTGTCCACTGGATTTTGCCAGTGGAACCCCTGCGGCGACGATATTCAATTTTATTTAGAGATAGTCTTTCCTTTGATGGTGCTCAGGAACAACCTTGGTCAGGGTTATGGATAGAAGTCCGTCTTCAAATACGACGTTGGAGACCTCTGTGTCTTCAGCAAGGGTCCAGGATCTTTCAAAGTTTCTCTGAGCCAATCCCTTGTGGATAAACGTCCCTTCCTGTTGGGTAGTTTCTTTTTCCCCACTGACAAAAAGTTTTCCATACTCCGTGTAAGCATTCACCTGCTCCTTTTTAAATCCTGCTAATGCAATTTCTAACCTTGTCTCATTACTATTTACCTGAATTACATTATAAGGAGGATAGTTTTGTGTAGAAGAATTGAACACTCTGTCAAAGTATTCATCCATACCAATAGAGTTCTTATTAATCCTGTCCATCAACTGGTCCAGGTTTGCGGCATTGTACTTCGCTAATGTCATTTGACTTCTCCTTGTTAAGCGAGATTGTGTTGTGTGGATCCTTACGGCATCCTTGGCGTCAAAGGGGGAGCAATAACCCCCTTTCCTCTGACATTACTAATTATACAAGATAACAAAAAAGATGGTAGGGTATTAACCACACCATCTTATAGGGGTTTCCGACTTTTGAAGCGACCGCACGAAAGATCGCAGAATTATTTAGTGTTCATGATCATCAAATGTATCATCCAGTTGCTTTGAAGGTGGACCAAATGCCAACCAGATTCCATATGATGTCATTAAAAATAATGCTGCTGTAATGGCAGTAATCATTTCTCTGCCTCTACCTTACCTTTCTTACCAATATTGTACTTTTGTTCCAAAGTCCACTCATTCTTATCTTTGTAAGGCAGAACTTTGATCTGATTGAGAGGAGCAATATCAAGAATGCTCTCTTCCTTCACCACACTGATGAGGCCCCAATCAACAAGCAAGCGAGTAATACGATTCCTACGCTGAACATCATTAATAGTAAGATTAGCATATTTACCATCTAGGGCAAACAGCTCCTTAAAATGAACTATGTAATATTTACCTTGCTTATGCAAAATGTGACAAGATTGGTAAAGTTTCTTCTCCTTACGTGAAGCAACGCCAATTCTTGTCAGTGTTTCTCTCACTTTCAAAAAGTCATCAGGTTCATTCAATTTGATCTCAATCATTTTATCTTGAGACCAAGTTACCTGTGGTTCAGGAGTTTGTGTCATTTTGTACCACCAGTTTCAAGTCTTTGTTTAATGAATTGGATTTGATCAGATGATAAAACTTTCAGTGCTTGAGATGCTTTTTCATTACTATAACCATAGTATTGTTTTACACAATCTAAGTCTGTGACTTTATCTTTGCGAATCCAAGGAGAGAATCTTTTCCTCTTTCTCAGGATATTTATATAAAATTCGTATTGCATATCCTTGTCTAAGAAGTGGTACTTATTCATCTCATTTGCAAATAGAATGCAATCTAGATGTCCAGACAAACACTTGTTGATAATAAAAGGAGGATACTCCCTTGCCAGGTGAGGTTCATCCTCAATGATATTCTTCTTAGTGAGGTTAATTGAATTCAACCAATCCTTCAGTTCCATAATTAAATAGCAGCAATTCCTTCCTGTTCTTCTGTTCTCTCATATATTCACCAACAGAGCGCATAGTATAAGTATGATCAAACTCTGCTGCTCTCCAATCTTTGAATCTATCCTTAACCAGTTGATCTGAGTTATAACTAATTAGTTGATGTACATTAGACTCATTACAAGTCTGTGCAAAGAGGTCATGGTCAAATCCCTTGTGCATGGCACCTCTCTTACCATAGATATTATCCTTGATATCATAAGGTGGGTCAAGATATACAAAAGCATTTCTCTCAGATTGCTCATCAAGAAGCTTCTCATAGGAGTGATTTGTGATGTCCCATTCCTTAATAAGTTTTGAATAACCTTCTAGTTTATCAATTCCTCTCATAGAGAAGTTACCAATGGATGCCTGCTTTGAGAAAGAAGAACTCTCAGTAAGACCAGAGAATGAACACTTATTGACAATATAGAAACTAATTGCTCTCCAGAAGTCATCATCATTATCACCAGACAGGTAATCCTTTGATGAAAGAAACAATCCCTTAGCAGAGGTGGGATCAGGATACTTTGACTTGAGTTCAGTCAACTTCAATCTCATACCTCTACCATCTTCCTGAACATTCTTCCAGAAGTTTACCAGAGGTTCATACAAATCATTGACCCAGATTTTTATTCTAGGATACTTCTTAGTCACATACAATGAGACACTACCACCACCAAGAAATGGTTCTCTGAACTCATCATAGTTACGAAGATCAGGGAAGTATGGATCAATCTTCTTACAAGCACGTGACTTACCACCAGGGTATCTAAGTGGTGTCTTATATGACTTCATCACAGAATCAGTTTCTTGGCAGGAGGAGTCTCAATGGGTGAGAAGATCTTACAATAACTCTCTACAACTTCTTCTCTTGCATCACAAGAGTAAATAACAAACTCTTTACCAATTTCAAGAGTGGTATCTTCTTTCTGTAACATGGAATATGGGACAAAACCAACTTGTCCCTGAGCATTAGGAACTGCTACAAGAGGATTCTCAACCTCAATAACTTTATCATCTTCTCTGATAAAAGTGAAGATAACTTCTTCACCTGTGCTCATACGCAATACTTTAACAATCATAATCAATCCTAATAATAATTACCATGTGACCCAAGGCATCCAAGAGTTGAATTCATCAACTACTTGCTTCACCTCTACTCTCACTGTTCTGATTTCATTTGCCATCTCTCTATATCCAGAACCAACATAGATTTGTCCTGCCACTACTGAGACAGTTGCAATGCCCCAGAACACATAATACCAATGTGATTTAATTTGTTTAATCATTGTACTGCTGCCCTAATGTAATGTTTGTATGGTTTCTGGTCTGCCATCTTACCATTCTCATAGGTAGAGGAATCACCATAATCCTTATGATCTTTGTAACCAATCTGTGCTCCTTTAGTTCTTTGTAGTGATGCATTGAATACAACAAAGAAGAACACACCAGGTGCTCCAATAATCAGAGCACCACCAAACAGATATCCAACCAGGAATTCAGCAATGGTATGATTACCAAGTGCTTCTAGTTGTGTACTAATCAAAAAGTCAATCATTTTTTCTTCAATACAAATTTACCAGAGAACTCTTCTACATGTAAGTGTTCAGGTTCAAGTGGCCATCCAGTATCCTTCATAGATTCATATCTGTCCCTATAATAATTCATAAGTTCAGAACACTCTGTGTGTTCAATACCCTCATGAATTATATCAGATTTAAATCTGATAGTATAGAGACCTGTTTTACTACTATACATTTCAGAGGTCATTTGAATTCACATTCCACCATAATTTCTGTTAGACATGCAAGCATGTTTATTTCCTGGTCCGCCACAAATGACGACTGGTACTGATACTTAGCAATAATGAGGACAGCAGCAGCAATCCCAGGACCAGCCAAGTGTGTGTAAAGAGCATCATAGATGCTCCTAAGAAGTACAGCAGGATCATTGTCCAAGTTATCAACAACCCACTTGCGAACTTGCGGGTAGTCCTTTTCTTTGAGCGTTTTAAAGAGATCATCTGTCTTTACATTACTGAATGTTGCCAGAATACCAGAATCAATTTTACCACTGACTGAGTATCTCTGCAACTCATTGAGGACACGTCTCCAATCAGGGAAGTGTTTCTGGATAAGTTCTACCAGGACCTTGTTATCATATTCAACACCTTCTGCACCCAAGATTTCTTGGAGGCGTTTGAAGAACTTTGCTGCAAGTTCTTGTCTGTCTCTACCTTTGATTGAGAACTCAACCACACTGCAACGGGAATGAAGTGGTGCGATGATTTTGTTCTTGTAGTTGCAGGTAAAGATAAATCTGCAGTTACCAATAAACTCCTCTGTAAATGCCCTAAGACAGAGTTGTACATCAGGGGTTGTGTTATCTGCCTCATCAATAATGATGACTTTGTGTTTGGCAGAAGAAGATAGCGATACAGTTGAAGCGAAGTTCTTGGCATTATTACGTACAGTGTCTAGGAAACGACCCTCATCAGAGCCATTAATTACATAGTAGTCAGCACCAAGTTCTTGACACAGTGCCTTTGCTACTGTGGTTTTACCACAACCTGGAGGTCCAGATAGAAGCAAGTTTGGAACTTCACCTCTCTCCAGGAAATCTTTGAATGTTTTCTTTGTACCCTCTGGCAGGATACAATCTTCAATTGTCTTTGGGCGATATTTCTCTACCCAAATAAACTCATCACGACTCATAATCAATCAAATACAGGGATAATAATGTTTTGTCTCATCTCTTGGAGTTGTTTTGGGTCATTCCCATAAAGACCCATATTCATGTAAACACAGTCCAGATACTTGAGGGTATCTCTTTCAGTATCATAAGTGAACTTGTCACAGAAATCAAGTATTTCAGGTGGGACGTCAGAGATAACCATTGATGTAAAGCCAACTTCTTGTTCTTGATGGAGGATCATACTCCTCCCACATTGGAAATTCTGAGTTACACACAGACAGGGCAGTTGCAGTCATTCCAGGAATAGTTGATGCCCAGACTGCTTCTCTCTCAATACGAACAACATATGGATCAAGACCATATCTCTCTATGGTTTCTTCCTTTATCTCAATTGGGATAATGTGGTGATCTAATACATTGAGTAGAGTTGAGTTTGCCAGTGTAGACATACAGTCTTGTGCCACATGCCATCCCTCATGTCTCAAAATTTTCAACAACTCTTCATCATTATTGACATACTTATTATTCAAGTAAATCATATTTTTATCTGGATAATACAACCCACGATATTGTTTGGGGAACTGCTTATCAGGGGCAAGGTAAACATCAACCTCCAAGTCATTCAGTTGAGTCAGGATATTTTTTACTTCTTCAGGATAGTTTTCTCTGATTCTAAGTTCTCTGACTTCACGTGTAACTGGTCCTCCTGCTAATGTTGGACTTGCAAATAGAAAAGATGCAATCAGTGTTACTATTAGTTTATTCATGAAAGAGGTCTTGTAAAGATTTCAGATACAATGTCAGTGGCACCCATTGCTTCATACATGTATGCAGCACCACATCTTGGATTAGTATGTTCACCACATGTGAATACATCACACACTGCCATACCCTCCTCTGGCCAGGTATGAATGCTAATGTGACTCTCAGCAAGAAGAGCAACAGCAGTCACACCTTGTGGGTTAAATTTATGAGAGGCAATGTTTAACAATTGACTTTCAGATAGTGTTGCAGCATTTGTCAGAACAACACGAACATGTGCCTCATCATCCAGTAGACCAAATGGACAACCTTTAAGAGTGAATAGTATGTGTCTCATTGAATCCATTCTGGTTTACGATCAGGAATGCGTAGATAATTGTCTGATACCCATGGTTTGGATGCAATATATCTCTTGTATGCAGTAAAAATATCTATGCTTTTGTCATACTTGAACTCATCTGGTCCTGCAAAAACAAAGGGTGTTGGACCTTTACCAGACCTTCCTGTGGGATCACCAGTGGGTAGAATTCTCTTTGCTTCTAGGAGAGTATGATAGCAGGTATGTTCTTTATTGTACCTATCTCTGTACTCAGAGCATAAGGCAAGACCATGTTGCAATAACCACTGCCAGTTCATCACAAAAGAGTTTGCCCAGACTGTGCAGGGATGGTTTCTGAAAGCACCTGTGGTGGTCTTGTAGGGTTGTCCATCCTGCCTAGGCAGAGTCCCAAACCCATGACCCCACTTCTCAGAGCAGACAATAGAGAGCATCTGACAGGTCTCTAAGGGCATCTTGACAATATGCTTGTCAGGCAGGACCCTAGCACTCTTCCAAGGACTAGGATCAGTGACAAAGATGTTCATACTAAGAATTGCATTAGGTATGCTAGACCCCAGTTTAGGGCACTGGTGGGAATGGCGTCAACATTATCTTCCAAGATCTGTCTTGCCTTTGTTAGTCTCATCAGACCACATGCTTTTGCTGATGCCCTTGATACCTCCATAAACTCTTCAAGGTCATCAGGATTATCTTTCTTGAATCCACTGACATAAAGTCTTCTTGCTTCACGCATTAACTCTTGTGTCTCTGGTTCAAAGGTGATAGTTTCCTCTTTGAGAGGAATTTCCATTCTTTTCATGCATGACATACTGAACTTCATTGACCTTCTTGTTTCTTCAATAGGGAAGGCAAAGTCAGACTTATCTCTGTATGCATGTTGAATTACACCATTAGCACACTCCATAACTCTGAGAATGGCAATCTTGTCTTTCTCAGAGTCAGAGAGGTTGTTGTATAGAGTTTCCCAGTCTCTCATCACCCAAAAGTTGAATCAGGTTCAAGTGCAATGAAATAAGTCACATCAACATTCTGATTTGTAAAACGTGACAGCAGTTTCTGAGAAACAACTACATCATATGTTCCAGGGACAATCTTCAAGTTCTCTTCTTTGAAGTTGAAAACAAACTCAGCATCAGTCTCACCAACAATGATGGAGAAGTCATTAGAGGTGTCATTCTTCTTGTCACGTGCAACCAATTTGACTACACCATTTTCACCAATAGCAGAGATATCAGGGAGTTGATAGACAGATGCTGCTTTCTTCAGTTTCTCCAGTTGCTGACTGGTCAAGACAAAACATACATCCTCTGTGGGCAGTGAGATATCTTTCTCAGGGGGTGCAACAATGACTGTAGGATCAGCAAAGAAATACTTGGAGCGCATCTTACCTTCTTTGATAACCACATACTGATCATTAGTAAAGTCTAGATCTGCACTCTGATGCAGAGAGAGACCATTAAGGAACTGGTTCAGATCATAGATACCAAAGTCCTTAGGGAAGTCTTCACTTACATTTGCTTCAACCAGGATGTTCTTCATCACAGAGATTGACCTGAGTTTGCTACCCTCTTTGAAAAGAATGGACTGATTGATAGAAGAGAAGTTCTTGAGAAGGTTTACAGTTGTTTCAGAGAGTTTCATATTCATTGAGGGTAGGTTTCACGTTTTGTGGACTTATCATTAAAGTGTAGCAGAAGAACTGCATAATGCAAAATCTTCAGAATGTCCCTTCTTGCTGTGCCCTTCTTATCATAACGAGAGGCATACTTGAGAATGTTGGATCTACAAAATGCTTCACCATCACCACAAGCATCAATAAGATCCAGTGTTTGAATCTTATCTGTTCCTGCTGAATAATGCTGTTTGTATGTGCCAGCAATGTATTCAGTCAGTTCTTTGAGGATAGCTTCCTCATCATATTTGTACTTATTTGTCACTGTGATTGATTCATCAAGGTCAGGAATAGTCAGACTGATAGAGTCTGCACCCAAGGCACCTGTGATTACATCAGTGGTGCCCCAGAAGTCTTGATAGTCACTCAGTGTCACATCTCCATTAGACATATATTCAGTCATAATAATCCTCCAATATTATATCAGAAAGGTGCTGCTGTGGCAACGTCAACTGAATCCTCAGTGGTCAGTTGGAAATCAGCATCAACCTTGTCATACAGTTCCAGGAAGGATGCTTTGGTCTCATCATCAAAGCGATTGATGCAGACCTGAATTGCTTTCTCCTTGTCACCAAAGATGCTGTAAGCACGAATGATGTGAACCAGGCGACGAGTGCTGATTACTTCCTCAATACCACCATCATAGAAGGTCTTGCGAATAATGTCTGCCCAGTCAACCAGGTGCTTGCAGAAGGCACGGTCTACAACATCAAGGTCCAGAGAAATGCCTTCAAGGATCTTCTGCTCAGTAGCAGGAGCAGGATAGGACTGCTCAAAGGTCACACAGAAGCGTTCCAGGAATGCCTCATTCAGAACATTGGTGCCAATGAAGCGTCCATCATCAGAACCTTTGCCCTTGGTGTTGGCAGTAGCAATGATAGTGAAACCATCAGCAGGTTGAATGTACTTGCCAATCTTCTTCAAGAACAGACCTTTGCCTTCCAGAATAGATTGCAGGCAGAGGATCTTGTTTGATGCAAGGTCAACCTCATCTAGAAGAAGAACAGCTCCCCTTTCAAGAGCCTCAATGACTGGTCCATTGTGCCAGACAGTTTCACCATTAATAAGACGAAAGCCACCAATAAGATCATCCTCATCAGTCTCAATCGTGATGTTGACACGGATCAGTTCCCTCTTGAGAGAAGCACAAGCTTGCTCAACACAGAACGTTTTGCCATTGCCAGAAAGTCCTGTAATAAATGTAGGATAGAAAAGACGGGACTTAATAATCTTTTTAATATCAGTGAAGTTGCCAAAGCTGACGAAGGTATCATCTTTACTAGGGATAAGGTTTTGTTCCAGAGCAGGGAGAGCAGCAGGTGCTTGATAGGTTTGCTCAAGGGTTTCTTTCTCAGTCAGATCCCACTTGCCACGACCAGTCTTATATTGATCAATCTTCTTTGAGACAGTCTGATAGGTAGTACCATTCAGAGCACACCAGGCACGAACATCACCAGTAGTTACATTATCACCATAAAGGGATTGAAGAGAGGAAACAATGAATTCAGTAGAGAGTGCCATTTGGTTTGTTTGTTCAACAGGTTTATTATAAAGGAAAGGGGACCCCTTTTGGATCCCCTGGTGACAGTTTCAGAACTGGTCAGCAGACCAGATCCATGAACTGACTGAGAACTTTTTTATTTAGTGCCTTTGCTTTAAGATTCTTAGCAAATGCTGCTTTGATCTTTGCCTTGGTAGCACCTTCATCAACATCCAGACCAGTCTCTGAGTTCAAAGCAGAGGTAGTCATAGCAAAGTATGATGTGTAACCAGAGTTCTTGATTGCAAAGAACTTGTCCTTCTTCATAACTTTGATCTCTTTATCTGTAACAATCTCATACTTGTTGACAAAGTGCTTCATAGAGCGACCATCAACCAATCTGAATCCAATGAAGTTTGTATCAGGGAATGTTCTCTTCAAGTCAGTGAGGAGAATATCAGTGAACTTGTAGTAATCATATTGGATTTGATAAGTGCATCCATTCTTCCTATTACGAAGATAACTGTTGATTGCAGCAGGATAGCAACTGTAATAACCAGTATCATCAACCCAGTCCCTTCTACGAACAATAGGAAGAACATTTGCTTCACCATCAGTCAGGATTACACACTGAACCTTTTGAAGACCATGCTTTGCCTTGAACTGAGGAATCAATTCATAGAGACAAGCAATAGATTGATTGAGAGGTGTTCCAGAAAGACCATAACCAGGAGGAACATGATAGTTGACATAGTATCTCATTGCATAAACAAGACGCCATACAGACTTCATCTGCTCATCAAGAGTCTTTCTGTTGTGACCAGAGGTCAGAAGGTTGAGGAGATTGAAGTCATGGACAAGGAATCTACCATCATCCTCTTCTGTAAGTTGCTTGCGTACACAGGAGTGATAGGAATTAGTGAAGGCATAAAGATCAAAGGGAATGTTGACCTTGGAGCAGAACCAAACAAGATTGTAAACTTGCTTCACAGTGTCAACAATCTCATGTGCCATAGAACCTGACCAGTCAAGCATAAAGATCAGACCATGATTCTTACCATCAGGGAGGATAGTAACCTTCTTGAACAGATCCTCATTGTACTTGTAGGTGTGCAGTTTGCTGCAATCAAGAACACCAGTCTTTGAGGTAGCAGCACGTGCATAGGCATCAGCAGACTTCTTACACTCAAACTCCTTCACAAGATAGTTGACTTCACGTTGTGCTGACTTCTTGAAGTTCTGGTATTTCAGATCAGCATAGGTAAAATCACCAACATGCTTGTTGCCATAGGCATCTTCAAGGGGTGTGAGTTCTCTCTCCCATGCTTCATTCAGGTCTTTGTGAACACTCTCATTGCTGATGATGGTGTTGTCAAGATCAATGATAGGGAGATCATAGTATCCAATTTCCTGACCCATATCCTGTCCATTGAATTCTTGGGTACGCTCATTGAAGATATCATCAGTGGTGACATCAGGAGCTTTATTGGAACCACCATCTGAATATGTGTCAGGTTCTTCCTGTTCTTCTTCCTCTATCTCATCTCCTGCCTGACCCTCATCACCATCTTCCTCACCTTCCTCTGATTCTTGCTGTTGCTGTTGTGGTGTATCAACAGATTGTCCAGTGCCTGAACCTTCCTGGTCATTGAGGTTAGGAAGATCACCAACTTTCTCTGGTGGTTGAGCACTTCTACAATAGTTGTGGAGAACCTCTGCTGCAAGAACTGCATCTGCAAATGTCTCTGCATCAGCAATCATATCTCTGATCTCAATCTCCTCATCATTGAAAGAGACATCAATGAAGTTGCCAATCTTGAAATACAGATTGACACGATCAGCAAGAGTCATCTCTTCAACATTAGAATCTTCAATACAGAAAAAGTCCTGTTCAGAAAGTTCTTTGTATCCAGCATAGAAACTTTTATGCAGACCAGGATAGCGACGCTTCATCAGTTTCTCAATGCGTGCATCCTCTGTCACATTGATGTAACCATGGGGAATGTGTGATGGGGGATCTTCATTAGGAGTGTAGAGAGCATGACCCACCTCATGCCCAACCAACATATCATATACACTATTACTTGCACGCTTCCACATGGGAAGAGTCAGGACACGAGTATCAACATTGAACTGTGCAGTTTGAACTTCCCTGTTCTCCACAATAATGTCCTCAGTGGCCAGCAACTTTGCAAGCTGGGACTTGATTTCATAATTGACTGGCATGGGTCCTTTGCTTTGATGAACTCATAATAAAACAAAAGGGTCACCCTTGGGGCGACCCATGTGCCTCTTCTTGAAGTGGCGCAGTGCTTCCTTTCTTGCCCTAAGGGCTTGAGGTTTAAGTTTCCTCTTCTGTGCTTTCTTGCTGTGGTGTTGCCAGTTTGGCGTATTCATTGAGATACCTGTCTGATGCAGGGTCAGTGATGAGGGTCATACCAGTATCCTTGAAATCCTTTGAGATGTCAACTGGTCTGCGAATGGTCCAATCAGTCATGGTGTCAGTGTAGAGAATCCTTTTACTTTTTCAAATTTAAGAAGACTATCAAACTTGTCTTCCATCCCAGTCTTGTGAGATATCACAAAGATATTAGCATCTTTGATCACATATTTGATGATCTTCAAGAACTCATCTGTTCCCATTCCATCAAGAGATGAATCAAACACCTCATCCATAACCAATAGGTTAGTATTGACAGAGTTTTTCATTCTTGCGATCTCCCTCCAAGTGAAGAGGAGGGATAGATCTATTCTCATTTTTTCACCCTCTGAAAATGAGGAATATGAAAAGTCTTCATGAATGGGTGTTTCAATAGTTTCATTAAATTCTTCATCAAGTTTAAAGTTGATGTAGAAGTCCATCATTTGCAGATACTTATTAACCTGCTGGTTAATCAAGGGAAGATACTTCTTAATGATTTGAGATTTTACTCCACCATCTTTGAGAAGATTATAAGTGAAGTCGTAGTAGGAAATATTCTCTTTCTTATCAGCAAGTAACTTGTATGTATCTTGAAGACTTTCTCTATACTCTTCTAACTTCTCATGTTCAGTATTTCTGTTTGCGATCTGACTGGTAATAGTTTGAATTTCAGATTCCAGTCCTCTGATCTGTTTCTGAAACCCAGATATCTGAGTATTGTTTGTAGAAATGTCATTAAGTACTTTACTGATTTCCCCTGAGGTTTGCTTAAAAATGGACTCCCTCAACTCTTCCTCTTTAATTGCCTCTTGGAGTTTCTTATACCCCTCTTGCAATTCTTGTGCTTTATTTTGGGAGTCCTCAATTCTATTTACACGAAAGGACTCTTCAATATTCTGTTCACAGGTGGGGCAAACCCTATTGTCAGTGAAGAACTTGTGCTCCTTCACAATACCTGCAATCTTCTGAGATAGTTTACCTTTGATATTTCCCATCTCTCTCAACCTCTCTGTGGAGTTGGAGTAGTCTTTGAGTTCATTCTGCAATTCAACCAGACTCAAATTCAAGTTTTCATTATCATTCATCTTGCCGCATTCTTGATTCAGAAGACTTTCAATCTTCTCCTCTTTTTCTTTGATGTCACCCTTGCTCTTGTTCTCAATCTTCTCAATGAAATCCTTCTGCATTGAGACTTTATCTTTGAGTGATTCCTTTTTCAAGTCAAGTGTCTTGATCTCATCCTTGATCTGACGAATTCTACTCTTCACAATATCATTCATAGAGGAGAATATCTTGATATCCAACAAATCTTCTACAACCTCTCTTCTACTATTTGAAGGGAGTTGCATAAAAGGGATGAAAGAACTACTGCCCAGAATAACAATCTGGGTAAATGATTTGTAGTTCATCTTCAATACATTCTGCTCCAACCACTTCTGCTGATCCAGTGCAGAGTGTGATTGGTCTAGTGGTTCATCATCTTTATAGATTTTGAATACTGCTGGTTTGATTCCCCTCTCTACTTTCCACTTGGTACTATTGACAGTAAACTCAATCTCTACCAGACAACTCTTCTCATTTGTGCTGTTGATCAATTGCGCCTTGTTGATCTTTCTGAAAGACTTTCCATACAATGAAAATGTAAGTGCATCAAGAATAGTGCTCTTACCTGCACCATTAGTTCCAATAATCAGTGAGGTTGCACTAGTATTCAGTTTTACTTCTGTGAATTGATTACCTGTGGAAAGAAGGTTCTTCCATTTAATCTTCTCAAATATAATCATACTCAGTTTCAGGTGGAATCACAATGTCATTTTTAGTAATTATAGCATACCTGTGACCATGCATCTCACAGGTTTTGACCATTATATCATCTTCTATTTCAATTACGTGCATCTCTGGATATCCCATCTCCTCCAATTGAATAGAGTATCTTGTGGCATCATCTTCCTCCACAAACATATAAAGAACTTGCTCACCCTCATTATCTACAACAGAGTATGCCCCATCTTTTTCTTTCCCCTCAATTGTGATGATGTACATTATACCAACTCACAAGCCTCTTGATAAACTTCTCTGATTACTTTTTGAATCACAGATTTGTCAAGACTGACCTCTGCCTCATCAATATATCTATTTAATATAGAAAATGTATCTTCTGTTTGAAGGTCTTCATCATCATGATCATACCAACCAGTGAAGTTGAAGTTTTCAACAATTTTCAGTTCTGCAACACCTGCTGCATATAGTTTATCAATAAATTTTTCAAACTGTGTGGGATTGCTCTTGTTCTTTACAACTACCTTCACAATCTTATTCTCATAAGGTCTGGTATCAAAGAGTTGATAGTCAGTGTCATCAAAGTAGATGACCTTAAAGAGTTGATATGGATTGTTTACAGGTGTGTGTTCCATAGTATCTGTTTCAAACAGATGGAACCCCCTCTTATCATTTACATCATTCCAGAACATCTCATATGGATTTCCTAGGTAGTAGATTTTTCCATTATCTGATCTTGTATGATAGTGACCAGAATAAACCTTTTTGAACTTCTCAAATATTGAGGTATCCAAACCATGATCCATGACAACTTGTTTGTTGACTCTAAATCCATTGAGTTCAAGATGCCCCATAGCGCAGTTGCAACTTGTCTTTTTAATAAGATTGAGTGTTTCTTCCCTATTCTCTTCATTGATCCAGGGGAGAAATAGAATATCTAAATTTTCTACCTTAACTTCTTTTGCAGAAGAATAAACAGTAATGTTCTCATACTCTTTGAGTAGAAGATCTACTGCATTGATATCATTAGTATTCTTATAATATGCATCATGATTACCAACCATCAAGTGCATCTTGATACCTCTCTCTTTAAGAGGATCAAACATAACTCTCTTTGACCATTTGAGTGTCTTAAACTCTACACCCTTCCTACTATCAAAAGCATCACCCATGTGAATTACAGTAGTGATACCTTCTTTGTCTAGTGTTGGAAAGAATACATCATTATAGAACTGCTCAAAATAATCATGAAACAACTTGGAACCTTTACGTGCTCCATGGTGTGTGTCTGTAATGATTGCAACCTTTGTCATTGATAGCGCAGTTTGCTGTGTACAGCATCTTTGATGCTATTGTAATCTGAGTAGTTTCCACTGTCAAGGTCATTTGCATCAAAGACCTCATCAAAATCTGTTCTTTCTAGGATCTTGTTCTTGATTTCTAGTTGCTTCTTCTCTTGTGAGATCCTTCTTAGGAATGCATAGTAAATGATTTGAGTGAAGTAAGCAAAGGGGTTCTTGGATTTCTCTGGGTTAAAGTTATGGATATATCTTACACAATTTTCAATACCATCACAGATCATATCATCTTTGAACATATAGTTCACAAAGTTTGGTTTGTATGATAAGTGATTGGCAATCTTCAAGAAACACTCACCAACATACCTAGGGATCTGTGGTTTAGGTTCATCATTGAGTTTTGCTCTTTCTACATCAGCAGCATAGGCTTCCAAAGCAGCAAGAAACTCTTTGTTGTTTACATAATGCTCTGACTTTTTTGGTCTTGCCATGACTGTGTATTGATTAGAGAAACCCATAATGTTACTTTATCTGTTGATATTATAACAGATAGAAAGATAGTTGACAACCTAGTGAAATGGATGTAGACTAGGTTTGTCCAGGATGAAAGATAAGTTCTAGCTAGATTCGTAAAGCTTTTCTAGAACCTCTTTGGCATCATTAACAGATGAGAGATATCCCATCTTCCTATCTAATTTAGAATGATTAGTCTTGTTAGATTTACGTACATATTCTTGATAGTACAAAATCATCTCTATGTCCTCTGATTCAGACATAGTAAGGACATCTTCAAGATTAACAATAAACATATCTTCCTTGGTAGTCTTTAACCAAGGTTCAAATTTATAACCAGTTACTTGTCCTCTGATTGAAACCTCCTCTACTGTAATAGGGTTAGATATCAGAAGCATAGTTCTATCATCTTCCTCTGAGGCTGCTACCTTAGCAAAGACCTCATCACCACATTTAAACTTGATAGTGCAATAAAAGTCATCCTCTATCATGCACATCCTCCTTTTCTAATCTTTTATGTTGACTGATATGATGTCATAGTTGAATTGTTCTTGGACATAGATCTTCACTCTTTCAATAAAATGATTCAGTGTATAGTTTTTTCTTGACCCAATAGTTAAGTCATCAGCAATATCATATAGTTTTGCTTTGACCTTGTTTTTGCCTTTTCTTAGGACTCTACCAATAGACTGCAGATTACGAATCCTAGACTTTGATGGAGAGGCAAATATTACATTGTGAAGGTTTTTGATGTTGATGCCAGTGCTGAATGTTCCATAAGATGCAACAATGATTGCATCGCTTTCTGTTTCTGTAATTGCTCTTACTTGTTCTCTATCTTCAGCATCTACACCACCATGAATAAAGAAGACTTTTCTGCCTTCCTTAACTTTTGTATTTAGCATATCAAAAAGCACAGCACCATGTGCTTCTACTCTGCTGTATAGAATTAGAGTGTTTCCTTTCAGATCATTAGCGAGATTTGTGATGAATTTGTTTCTCTTTTCATTATTAATCAAGAACTGAATCTCATCCTCATATGTGTCAAACTTTCTTGGTTTGTACTTCAATACCAGACATTGAATATCAAGAGTGGCAAGGTGTCCTTCATCAATTAACTTCTTTGTCTGAGTAACCCTATAAGAGGGTCCAAAGAGACCTTCTAACACCCACTTATGGGTCTGTGTGCCATCTAGTGTACCTGTGAATCCATATCTATATTTTGCATGATGTAACTTATCCATAATACCAATGAGAGACTTACTCTTAAAAAGGTGCGCCTCATCACCAATCACCACATCATACTCCTCAAAGAAGGTTCTATCTAACTGGTAGACAGATTGCCAAGTGGTGATAGTTACTTCACTAGTATTGACTCTTTCTCTACCTGCATAGATTCTATGGCAGTGGTTCTCTGCTGCCCATCCATAATCCTGAAAGTCCTTAAACATCTGTTCTACAAGAGATGTTGTGGGAACTACAAGAAGAATCTTCTTTCCTGCATTTACAAAGTATCTCACAATAGTGTAAATCATAAATGACTTACCTGATGCAGTAGGTGAGATGAGTAATTTTCTATTGTATCTCAATGCATCATGCACTGCTTCAATCTGATAGTCTCTGGGTTGTAAGTGAGTGATAGACGCCATAAAGTCTTTCACTCCCTCTTCTGAAATCATTTCATTGACTTCAAAGGGGAGACCATAGAACTTATTAGGTTCAAACTGATATGAGTATCCTGCATTCTCACAGAACGCAACAACTTTATCCAAGAGACCCACATAGATTCTCTTGGTCTTCATATTGAATAGATGCACATATCCATCCCAGTACTTACTTCTGTACTGTGGCATGAACTTCTTGTTAGGGACCTCAAAGGTGAATCTATCTCTCAGTTCATATTCTACATGAGGTTCAGTTGTAATCTTCAGGTAAACTTCGTTTACCTTCTGTATCACCAGATTAGACATAATATAATCCTACCTGGTGATATTTAGTGCTCAATTATGAGTTATTAAATCTATGCTCTAATATCATTCTGTATAACCAGTCCCTTACCTGCCAAAGGTGTTCTTGCTCTTCTGCTGGTCTAGCAGGTGAACCTGGCCATTTTTCTATTGTTTCTGTGACGCAGTGATGTAGCAGATGAACATCTTCTATCTGCATGAACACTGTGTAATCTGGTTCTTTTTCCATTTTAGAGGTGGGTTATCCTAAGCCAGAGGAGAATCTCATGTACTCTATTGCATTTTTAATCTGATATGTTCTATTAGTGATTTGTTTAAGAATCTCTTCTAGAAACTTAAGCATAGTATCATAGTATTCAATTTTCAGAGATGCACTTGAGAGTTTTTCATCAGCATCAAGATACTTTTGCATAGTATCTTTATCTCTTATCTTCTTAGGGAATGGGTTTTGAATATAGACATCAGGATCTGCTTTTCCTGAAAAGTATTCATATCTTTCATGTCTAATATTTTTTCTCTGCTGCTCAGATTTCTTCCTTAGCAAGAGAATGTTATTGTAAAGTTCATAATATTTTGAATGGAGAATAGGAATTTTTAATGATTCTGTATGTAAGTTATCAGGATCAATCTGAGCATCCTCTCTCCACATTTTTTGGATTGTATCCAAGTCAATCATTAGCAACAACCAATATCACGAATATGGTATATAGTGTACTTAAATCTGACCTCAGCTGTGAAGTACTGTACATCAGGTAGTGTAGCATCAAATTCAAGAGTGCTCAAGGAATATGGGAATATGTCTTCAAATACAACCTTAAAGTTTGGTTGATTCATATTGTTCATGATAGTCAGTGTGGCATCTGAATAGATATTCATTCCAACCTGAAGATCAGGATTGGGTACACCAACTGTTTGCTCTTGAAGTTTATAAATTTGCTCCAAAGACTCAGGGAATCCTAAACCTCTGATCCAATTTTGAATCTCCATATAGTTTGCAAGATCCTCATCAACCAAGAATCTAAGAGAAAGATCTTCAAAATCAATGATCTCACCTGGTTGGGGAATCTCCTTCAAATAATTTGGTTGCATTGTTGTCCTTAATTCCATTGAAGGAATATTGACTGCATTTCCAAAGTAAGCAACATTGGGTGCTCTTGATATATTAAATTTAAACCCCTGTGGTTGCAGGTAGTTTCTATTTTCAATCTGCTCCCTTGTTACTACTCCACCAATTGTTCTGGTAGGGTTTCTTGTTCTTACTTGTGCTGCAGTTGCTGATGGTTTTAAATTTGGATTACCTGCTGCCATACCAATGTAGATGGACTATTTGATTATTTAGTAAAAGGTATAAAAAAAGGAGGTCCCTTGGGACCTCCCAGTATAACACAGAAGTGTGTAAGAATCACATAAGGTTCTTAACAGCAACTCTTCTGTAGTAACGGTTTTGGTTGACACCCAGTCTTCCCATGCCTTGGTTGGTTCCTTCTGCGAAGGGGTTAGCAACAATACCATATCTGGTCTTGAAGCCAATTTTTGGCTGGAAGCTGTTCTCACCAACTGCACGTACCATCTGCAGAGGTACATATGGGCAGTAGAAGAGACCTGCATCATAAGGGGAAGTACCCTTATAACCTACAACATAGTACTGGTTACCACCAGCAGTGTTGGTTGGGGTCAGGTTTGCAGAATATGGGTCAATGTAAACTCTGAACTTACCATTGATGGTGCCAGCAAAGGTGTTGCCAGTGTCATCAACATTCAGGTTTGCATTCAGGGCAGGAGTATAATCCAGGATACCAGCCATGGTCAGTGCAGAAGCAACGTCTGCAGAGCACATGACAATGTTGCCCTTCCCTCTACGTGTTCTTTGTGCAATTGCGTTTGCATCTCTTTCAATCTGGAACAGAAGTCCTTTGAACTTCTCAACAGACCATCTACCATTGGAGTCTACATCCAGGTCGAATGTACCAGCAGTAGCAGTGTTAGAAACAGCACCTTGCTCAGCAACCTTATAGATGGTTCTGATAACTTCTCTGTTGATCTCAGCAAGGATCTCAGTGGAGAGAATGTTAGCAAGTTCTGCTTCAGCATTCAGACCATGAATTGCTTTCAGGTCTTGAGCCAGTTCAAGACTGTACTCTGCTTTCAGTGCTCTGGACTTGGCAGTAACAGTGACTTTCTCAATGGAGAATGCCATCTGATTGAAGGCATTACCAGCAGTACCATCAAGGTTTTCTGCATCACCAGTTTGCATGCCCTGACCAACTGTGTAGCCAGTGGAGGATGCAGAACCAACTGGGTTCAGAACTGCAGGGTTAACACCAGACTGGGCAGTAGTACCCATACCAGCAGCAACATCAGACATGCCACCAGTGAGGTCAAATCCAGCATCCTGACCAGAGAATGCGGAATCAACTTCATTGTAGAAGGTCTCATCGCCACTCTGATTGGTGTATCTGGAGCGCATTGCAAAGATCAGTCCAGTAGGACCAGACATTGGCTGAACACCTGCCAGGTCATAAGCAACCAGGTTAGGCATAGAGCGTCTGATCAGAGAGATCAGGACTGGATCAAAACCAGCAACAGGGCCAGTTTCAGTTGCACTACCAGAGAAACCAGCAGGGTTAGAGCCAGCTGAGTTGGTAGGTGCTTCCATCAGGTTGATACCTGAATTGAATGCGGATTCCTCTCTGAGGAATTTCTCTTGGTTTTCCAGCAGGACTGCGGTTACAGCTCTTCTGTGATTGTCTTTGATTGAATCAAGACCTTCATAGTCCAGAAGAGGTGCCCACTTTTCCTGCAATTGTTCTGATTGGAACATTTGCTTTTACCTATTAATTAGATTGTGTTTGGTTTGAATTGTATAAAATTCAATTTTGCTTGAAAGCACCCAGTGCTCTCATGTATGACTCCATCCCCTGTGAAACAGGAGCGGTTGTGCTGTCTACACCCTCAGAAAGGGTTTGAGTAGCAGAGGTAGATGCTTTAGCAGCTGGTGTTCTGGAGAAGTATGACTCCTTCAGAGTTTCCAGTTTCTCACGATATTCTTCTTCACTTTCAAACTCTACACTTTCAGCAAGTGAGGCGAGCTTCTCTTTCTGGGTCTGTGCAAGACCTTCAGAGACTTGATCAAGAACTGATACTGCAGTGGACTCAGCGAGTCTCTTATTCAGACCAATGTTCTTATCAATTTGCTCATTGAGCTTGGTCTCCATTTCATCAAGTTTTTCTACCATGCTTTCGAGTACATCATATTTCTCTTCAGGGATTGTTACATAATGTTCTTCAAAAAGACCCTTCATTCCAGAAAGGAATGATTCAGTCATTTCAGTCTTAAGACCTGCTTCAACAGCAAGCTCATTTTCAGTCATCCACTCTTCGCAGACATACTCAAGATAAGCATCAACTCTTTCAGTAAGAGCTTCCTTAAGACCTTCTTTTTCTTCTTGCAGTGCTACTGCATATTGTTCTTCCAGAGTTTCCTGGATTTCTTTAATTTTGGAGTTCAGAGCAGCTTCAAAGATAACCTTTGCCTTTTCTCTAAATTCCTCGGAGAGTTCTTCACCACCAAGGAGAGCATTGACATCTTCTTCAATGTCAACCTCAGCAACTTCTTCCTCAGCAACAATTTCCTGATCTTCATCAGTTACTTGATCCTCTTCAAGGACTTCTTCGTCAGAAGAAACTTCTTCCTCTTCCTTCATTCCTTTCATTGGATCTGCTGCCTTGGCACCCTTATTGACCACATCCTTAACGGTTTTGATCTTGGGTTCTCTTAGTTTTGCTGAATCATCATCTGGCTTGTAGTTCTCAGGAGTAGGACCCCCAAGATCTTCTACTGAACCCAATTGCGTACCTGGGTCTGCCATTTTAGGCATGGACTCAGCAGGTTTAGCGTTCGCGTTCACAGCAGTTTTAGATTGCTCCATTTCTTGTAAATCTCCACGAGACATTTGAACTAACTCCGATTACCTATGTATAATCTATATTTATTTATAATTTAGATATTTCTGTTACAATCAAAGATTGTTCAAGAAATCACTGAACAGTTTTGCTTTCTGCTCATCAAGTTGACCTTGATCTACAAGAGTATTGATAGTCTTGTAAGTCTTAGCAGCTTTCTGTTCTCTAAGGATGCCACCATCCCACACCCAATTTTTACCTTCCATAATACCTTCAACAAAAGCATCAGGTGCAGATGGATCAGCAACAATATCTGCTGCTGTGGAAAGCATAAAGTCTTCCCCTACAATATTTACTCCCTCTCTTGTTTGTTTGAGGGATCCAATACCTCTAGAAGAAACACCCAACTTGACTCCTTCACTGATGAGAGATTCTGCAATCTTGCCCATTGGAGTGCCCAAGATCTTTGCTTTACCAATAAAATTGGTGCCATTCTCTTTGAGAGAAACAATCTTGTGACTGACGCGATCAAGATTAACAGTTGGGCCATCTGGGTGTCCCAGTTCTCCAAGTGCTCTTCCTGATTGAACATGGTTTTCATTATATCTCAGGACTTCCTTTCTCAAGGTTTCCATAGGATACATACGTCCATTTCTGTTCTGGATATTTCCTTGAAGGAAGATACCCTCAATGAACATATTCTTTTTACCGTTTCTCTCTTCAACGATAAAATCAACTTGCTCGATTTCTTCTCTGATGAGTTTCATTGGTCTTCTCAGGATACTTGTACTTGTTGGACATAGGCTTTACCAGCTGCACTTACAGTTCTAACTGCAACTTTGATGGATCTTCTTAATGATGCACCTGCATTATTAAATCCTGCAGTTACAGAACTTGAATCATGGTCAACAGTGATCCTGGTATTATAAAAACCTCCTACATTTGATGTAGAATCCACAGCAGTTACAATCTTATGCTCAAAATCATATGTGCTAGCATTTGGCACTGTAAGAGATACAGCATCACCAACTGCAAAAGGACTTCCTGTGCCCTCAGGAAAATCAATGACAGTAGATGCACCCTTAGTTACATTAACCACTCTCTGTGATCCAACAGGTCCAAGAGAAATAATTGCATCATCAGTAGGTGACACATAAAAATCAGCAGTGGTTGCAGTTGGATTAGTACCAATAGCAACATGACACCCTGCAGTTTCTGCTACAATTCTGACTGAATCAGTCTGTTGAGCAATAGCAGCACTTTGAGCAGAAGTGGCGCTGGTTGTGATATTGAGATTGACTCCTACTGGTTTTAACGCAGCCATTATTTTAAATTACAATGTTTCTATACGATATTTAGTATTTATTCTGACTCTGATTCCTCTTCTGGTTCAGTGTCAAAAGTCTCCTCCTCCTCTGCTTCTACTTCAGCAGGTTCATCAAAAATTGATGCAGAAACATTGGGTCTGATTGCTTCAATTTTTTCTGCTGTTTTAGCAAAGAGGATATCTTTAATCTGATCACTGATTTGTGATGGAGACTCATCACTCACCATCAAATCCATTAATTCTTCCATGGTCTATAAAATGACTTCGTTGTTATTTAGATCTCTCCACCAGTGGGTGATTTGATTTCAGGTGTAACTGGAACTTTACCACCATCACCATTGATAGAATTTCCACTACCATTTGGTGCAATTCCTCCCATTTCTGGTGGAGCAGGTTGTCCAGTCAGTGGATCAACTGGCATTGCATTTGGATCAGGAATCACACCATCCTTGATTTCCTTCTCAATCAGTTTGTCCTGATCAATGATGTCAGCATCAGTCTGTTGCAAGATTCTCCTTCTAACATAATCATTAGAGTAATACTTACCAACATAAGGTTCAACCAGAGCTGCAAGGTTGATTCTTTCTGTAAGAAGTTCTGCCTCTTTGAGTTCTGCAAAGTGATTATCATAAAGGAAGTCATACTGAATATGATCTTCCATGATCTCCCAATCTTCAGGAGTAATCACATTCTTCAAGATAAGTTGAGTCTTCAACATATCATTGAACATATGAGAGAATCTCTTTCTCATTCTTCCAACAAACTTGGAGAACTTGATTTCATCTCTGAGGATTTCAGAAGAACGTCCCATTGAGAAACCAGTATCACCTTGAAGTCTAGTTTCAGGAACATTCAGTGCTCTATAAAGTTTCTTCTGGAAGTAATTGATGTCAGTGATTTCACCAAGGTTTTGACCACCAGGAAGTGTGGTAATTTCTGTTCCTCTACCACCTTCTCTTCTAGGCAACCAAAAATCTTCAAGCATACTCATATGCTTGTTGCTATCTCTGACTTCACCAGTATCTGCATTATAGACTTGCTTATTTCTATAACGCATCATCACATCTCTAAGGTATTGTTCTGCTTTTACCTTAGGCAGATTACCAACATCAATGTAGAAAATTCTTCTTTCAGGTGCTCTTGAAAGTCTGTAAATGACAAGAGAATCCTCAATCATCATCAACTGATTGAGTGGTTTAATTGCTTTATGCAACCAGGAAAGTGTTGATCCCTTGTTTCTATCTACCAATCCAGAGGTGCAATAAGTAACAGAATCACGAGTCAGTCTGATTCCTTTATTAGATGCAGTAGCACCAGTACCATATCCATTGGTATTTGTCTGATATCCACCTGGATTGTAGAGGAAATATTCTTCAATTTCAGGGAAGTCATATGTGGAGGGATTATCCCTATTGATTGCCACACCCCTCTCTTTTGGTTTTTTAACCTGACGAATATAACGCATCTTTGATGCATCAATATATCTCAGTTCTTGAATACCCTCTTGTGGTTTCTTTTGGTCAATGACTTTATTGTAGTAAAGTCTCCCATCAATGTACCAATTCCTAAAAATCTCATGTGCTTTTGCATCAAAATCAAGAAGTTCAAGGATGTATTTAAATTCTTCTCTAATGATTTTTTTGATGCCATCACTTGCTTTCAGATTAGACAATTCAACACTTACTGGACTGTCATTTGTATCTGAAACAATTGCTTCATTTACAATATCTTCAATGGCACTATCACACTCTGGATAGAGTGCCATTGATCTATATCTTCTGATTAATTCATTCTCATTTTTATAGACACCCTCAATATCCACATAAGAACCATAAAACCCAGAGGAAACGTAATGCTCCGATCCATCCTGATTATTAGGAGGGACCGGAGATACTACCCCTGGGGATTCTTTTTCATTATTCTCAATTGAGAAACCAAATAATTTCGCCATTATCTATGTAAACTAGATTCTGTTCTAGTTATTTATCACTGAATCAGAGTCTGTCCTGCAGCAGCTCTATTTGCCTGAGCAGAGTTACCAATTGTGAAGTGCTGAACCTGGAAGGTTACCTGGAATTCCTCAATGGTATCAGTGTTTTCATAGTTGAGATCAATTGCACTGATTTCAGTTGGGAAAATATCAAAGAACTTGTAAGTTCTAAGTTCAGATGACTTACCACCAACATTCTTGGTTGCATTTGCCTGTCTACCTCTACCAAACTGAGTGACATATGCATCAGTCATGTAGGAAGAAGGATTGGTGACACCAGTAGCATCATCCAACTTGCTCATAGTATTCATCCAAATCTCAAATGCAGTTCTGAGTTGGAAGTCTTCATCATTGATGACGGTAACTACCCAAGGTTCAAAGGTTCTATCACCAGCAACCTTGAGGACTCTGCCTCTAAAAGGAATGGGAACTTCAGCAATTGTTGATGCTGGAAGTTGTGCTGCCTTGCAAAGGAATTGGAAAGTTTGTGCTTCTCTACCAGCACCTGTTCTCCAAACCCTATCACCAACAGCGCTAGGGAATGAAGGAATGAGTACCTCAAATAGATTGGGGCGGGCACCGCCACCCGCCAATCTGTTCTTAAATTGAGATAGTGTTCTTACGTCTGCCATTGTTGTTTCCTCGTTTATAAGTTAACTGGTAATATTAAACTGAACCAACTACTTCATCAAAGCTTACTCCAGTTCTAGTAGCAACAAATGTCAGGGTGACAAAGTTGATTGCTCTGGCAGGCTTAATGAAGATGTCTGCTCTGAATTCATTGTTGTCAATGACATCAGGCGTGTTGTTGGTGTTATCACAGATAACAATAAACTCTTCAATGCCTCTTTGAGATTGAACATCTCTCAGATATGGCTCAACAATGTTGATGAAGTTTGCTCTGGTTTCATCATCATTCAGTTCAAAGAGTTGATCATTTGCTGCACTTTCAAGTGCTTGCTCAACAGTGAGGAACAGTCTTCTGACATTGATTCTGTCAAAGGCAGAATTGAATCCAAGACCTGTCTTGTCACCAAACAGTACAATACCTTGACCTGCTGAATTAATTACAGAGTTAATTCTGTTACCATACAGAACATCTCTTTGTGCTTTGTTGGGGTTGAATGCCAACTTAACAGCATTGTTGATAGTACCTCTTTGTTGTCCAGCAGGGGAGAACCAAGGGAATGCTTCAATGCTTGTTCTTACCATCAATCCAGCAATATCACCATTAAGTGGGACATATCTGAAAGTATTATTGAATCTGTCATACATGTACTTGTATCCAGAGTCAAATACACAGTATGAAGATGATGTAAGTGGTGAGAAGAATTTCACCAGTGCATTTTGCTGCTCATTACTAATTGACTGACCTACAACATTGGTTCTATCAGGAGAGATAGTAGCAATACAATCCTTTCTTTGATCAGCAATAGAAATCAGCAGATTTGCTTTTGCTTGTGACTCAACAATTGAACCACAACCTGGACCCATGATCAGGTAATCCAGTGAAATCTCATCTTTATTAGAGAACAGATTGTAAGAAGTAGTCAGATCACCAAGAGTTGCATTCATTCCCTCATTAGCACCATAGTCTTTACCACCAAGCAAGGTGTAAGTTACATTACCAATGCTGTTGAATTGAATGCCTTGTGCTTCTTGACTCCAAAGACCACCACCTTGTGTTACCTCTACATAACCTGAACTAAATCCAGATGCAGCAGGATAGGTGTTGTTGTAGGAGTCATTACCAGAAGAAAGGTTTCTACCAGCAAAGATGTATCTAGAATTCAGTGCTATGAAGTCCTTATAATAGGACTTGGTGGGTGCATCACCATCTGTCTCACCATCAACTGCTTTGGAGAGGAAGGTGAATCTTTCAAGGATGTTACCCTGAATACCAGTGACCTTACCTTCATCATCAACAATAGCAACGTGCAGAGCATCATTTCTACCCTTTCTTGATGCAACATAGTTGGTGTCTACTGGTTTTGGAGCAATAGTCTTCCAGAACAATGTTGAGTTTGTCAGACCAAGTTGCTGTTGCTCATACCAGTCAACTGCTGTTACAGCAGTGAATGATTCTGGTGATGCTTCCTTACCAGTTTGAATACCAGCATTGTTATAGATCTGAATTGAGTCATTGACTTCAATAGACCTGTTGGAATCATTCTGCTGATAGTCAATCTGTGTCTCTGTTCCATCATTAGAAATTCTTTGCAGAATTCTAACATCAATAGTACTAGCACCATTTGTAGCATCAGTGCTTACACCAGTGATGATACCTTTGATGTAACCATTGAAGAGTGAGGTGGAACCTGCACCAGGAATGACTGCACTTGAAAGTGCTGCTGTAACACCATTACCTACAATGATGTTTGAATCAGCAAGACTGGTTGTGTTGATACCCAGAGTCTGGTCTGCTGCATTGTCAATGACACAAACTTTCAGACCATCTGCATATGAACCAGGGTTCCTTGAAGCAAAGTTAAAGTCTGTTGCTGTCTCATAGTTGAGAGTATAGTCTTCATAACTCTTGATCTTAAGAGTTGTAGTTGATGCAATACCCACACCTGCATTGGAGTTTCTAAGATTGTCACCATCTGTTCTTACAACCTTAAGGACTCCTCCATAGGTTAGATATTCAGAAGCTGTCAACCAGTACTCATACTGTCTATCATTACTTTGTGGTTCACCAAAAACTTGTAGAAGTTCGCCCTGTGTGTTGATGTCAGTTGGTTCATCAACTGGACCCTGTGTGAAAGGACCAGCAATTGCACCAATATTATCTAAAACATTATCAGCTCTTCCAACTGTTAGATCAACCTCCCTGATAATTACACCAGGAGATAATTGAGGAGTCGCCATGTTTTTCTCCTAAAATGTCTCAGTTTAACTAAAAAATATTTAGGAAAAATGGCATTTTCAGTGGGGAAACATGTGGTGAACTACCAATCTGGGTAGTTCCAGTCCACAAATGGGTCTCTTTTTCTCTTCTGCTCTAATACTCTTTTGATAGTACATTCTTTACATTCATATGAATAAGAAGATGCAACTGGTCCTCTATCTCTTCTTGTCCTGTAAAAACTTTCAATCAAATTTTTCACTTCTCCACAAGATCTACATTTTCTAGTATCAAGGAGCAAATGCCCTAATTTGATTTGCTCATTGAAGTCCATCACTGGTAGTCCCACATGTAGGACATTTCTCCGTAGGTTGCTGTAGTCCACCTGTCTCCCTCTGAATCCACAAAACTATTATCATCAAGTCCATCATTAATAAAACCAAAGGGTGCCATGTCTTGCTCAATTTGATCTTTTTGTTCTTCGTATAATCTCTTTCTGACATCTTGATCAGTCAACTCCTTAAAGTAATCTTGTGCAACCAACCAAGCATAAATGACCAGACACATAGCAAGGTCATCATTACAACCCTCCTCTGCTTCAAATGAGTTATGCTTGGATATAAAGGTAGTCAATTCAGAGATAATCTCATAATCACAGAATATCAACTTGTTCTCCTCAATCATTGTTTTGAGATTGAGTGAACCAACCTTCTTTACAGTCTTGGACATCTTAACACCCAATTGGGTCTTACTGCCAGAAAATCCTTGACCAACAACTTGACCTGATCTACCTCTCATAGAGCACATCAATATATTCTGATACTCCAAATCATATTGTAAGATAGAGGCAACCTGATCACCAACATCATTTACCTCACATAAAATGAATGCCTCATTATATTTCTTTGCTACCTCATAGATCACACTAGGGAATAGCATTGGTTTGATAGTATTGTCTCTATACTTTGCCACTACCTTATGTGGGAACTCTGTTATGTCAACAACAATAAAAGCACTGTAGTCATTACCAACACCACGTGCAACGTCAACAGTGACAACGTAATCATGTTTATCTCTAGACCCTTCATATACATCTAGTCCAGCATTCCTTTGAAGTGGTTGCTCGTATATTAGCGACTTCAACTTACTTGCTGCAATCAGTGTGTCAACAGATCCTAAAAATTCACACTCAAACTCAATCTTGAACTGCTGCTCAGATGTGTTTGCAATAGTCTGTGCTTTCCATTTACTATCCCTTCCTGGCACTTCTGACCAGTGAACATCAGTGGGGACATATTCATTTCTTTTTTTCTCTGCATCATGCCACATCCTGTAGAAGTGGTTCATGCCATGAGGCGTTGAGACAATAATTACTTTTGTTGATTTACCAGAAGTAATAGTAGGATAAACAGATGCAAAGAAGGCATCCGCAATATGGTTTGGAACGAAGGCAAACTCGTCGAGGAAGAGAATGTTAAACGACATGCCTCTGACAGCACTTGCAGACGTAGAAGCTGCCAATATCTTACTGCCATTTTCCAACTCCAATGAACCTTTGTTCCATGATAAAATACCCTGCTGCATCCATTTAGGTAAGTTCTCATATGCAATTTGCAGTCTACTGAGAAGTTCCCTAGCAGTGGATGCTTTGTTTGCTAGGATGCCAATGTTAACACTATCATTGAATACTGCATAGTGTAAAAGGAAAGAGACAACAGTAGTAGATTTGCCAGTCTGTCTGGGCATCTTACAGATGTTGAATCTATGCTCGTGAAAATTCCTTACCAGTTTCTCCTGGAAGTCATACATCTTGAAAGGTTGAAGACCATGATCCAGAGTCACAATCTGGACATAGTTTCTTGCAAAATATACAGGATCATTTTTACATCTAATATACTCCTCAATCTGTTCTTGAGTAAACTCAATTGGAGTATTTGCTTTTTTTAGATTAGGATTACCAAGATAAATTTCACTCATAAATTAATCAGCAATTCCAAGCTCTAAGAGATTTATTAATCCTGCTATCAGGATCATTAGCAGTCTTAGAAGAAGTCAACTTCTTCTTCATACCTTTCATTCTCGCACAAAAAGACGCTCTCCTAGGATTTCCAACTTTTTTTGAAGGTGCCTTAAGATCGCTTCCTGGGTTTTCACGTTCATACGACTTTCTACCTTTTTCATTCAAACCTCCTTTTTCATTTTTACCAGATTTCTTAGTCCAGGCAGCAGCCTCTTCTAATTCTTCACCAATATTCAAGTAAGTGTCACCAGGTTGGTATGGTGCCATGTCATATCTCATAACACGGCAACCAGGGTAGATCTTTTCAAGAGCAGATTGAACTTCATCTCTACTGGGTCTCTTAACCTCTGGGAAGAAAATCTTCATCATCATGTACTTGCCTCTCCATTGGAAACCAACAAGATAGACATTTCCCTGTTGTGAAGGCATTCTTACTGCCTCATCAATTGTACCTGTTCCATCACAATATCTGCAACCTTCACCAAGGCACTTGTGACATTCTTTCTCATTCTCGTTAATAATTTCACCCTCTGTATCTACTTCTTCTTTCTTGGTCTTTTTCTTTTTGACACAGTTTGGGTATCTTTTACCAAACATAGTCTTCATACCCTTTTTCTCATACCCATCCCAGCAGTCCTCATCCACAATTTCAACTTCAATGCCTGCCTTTCTCATAGCATCAATCTGAATTTGTGAAAACTCAGGCAGTTCCAGGAACCCTTCTTTCTTTGTGGACTTACCATAGTTCTTGGCACCTTTCTTACGGCACTGAACCAGACGACCAGAAGCATAAGCAGAGGGCCATACACTTGCAGATGCTTTCACCTTATGATAACAAGCATCCTTCTTACCCTCACCCTCAGAGATATCTGCCTTTCTCAATCTTTTTGCCTGACTCTTATGCATCTCAACTGCTTTGTCCAGTTCTTTTGCAATTCCTTTTACATTCTTAGGATGCTCTTTCCCTTCACTTGTTGTTTTCTTTTTAGATTTGGTGTTCACGTTAATTGCTGCTCCCTTTCTGTCTGGATTAGAATCCTTTGCTCTCTTGCGTCTTACAGAAGCACCTCTCTCTGCTTTGGACATGCTTGCTGCTTTCTCTCTGGATAAGCATTTTGGTTTAGGTCCATCACCTTTACCATCACCATCCTTGTCTTCACGTGCACATTTGCCAACTCTTTCACCCTTGGTATTGTAGCGATCCCATCCACCGCCACCAGCACCACCTTTGGGTCCTTTGCCAAACCAATCTCTAAGATTTTCGTTAATAGTCACAGTGCTAACAGAGAGTCTCTTTATATTTATACTCTTAGGGCAGTATATACCACATTGAAGGTAGTTGAGTTTGCTGATGCTGGATATCCTAGCAATCTAATCTGATTTCCTGATAGGTCAGTGGAGTAAGTTGCTATACCAACAGGTTCATTGATAGTGCCAAATTCAGACATAAATGTTTCTGAACCATTATGTACTACATTGATAGTAGTTGCATTAATATTTCCTCCTTCCTGTGCCTGAATCTGAAATTGAACTGAACGATATGACCCTGAATGCACCTCAACCAAAGTTGATTCATTGGTAGTAGTGGTAGTTAGAATACCAGAATTTACAATACCAGCATCAAGTGTAAGTTGAGGTGCTGTGGTTGTGTTGCCACCTTGGGATACTATGTAAGGCATTAGTTAGCAGTCTCCAAGATACTTAAAATTACTTTTAATGTATTATTATCACTTCCAATAATTCTGATTGAATCATTGGTTTCTAACACCAACTTGCCTGTAATAGGGACAAGTGCATCATTAGTTGGTACAGCAGCTTGATGAATTATCTCAGTCTCAACAGAAGATCTTTTATGCTTCATAGTGGTGGTAGCATTCACAGTGCCATGATTAGCAATATGGGCATAGAGAACAATAGCACTATATCCAGTTGGTGCTGTATATACAGTCTGTTCACTATTTGTGACTTCCAATGTCACTGTTTGAAATCTATTTAATGCTAATTGTGCCATCTTAACTCAGAGCTAGAATAAAGGGTGTGATTTCTGAGAACAAACTCTTGGAGAATGCTCTACCACTAATTGTTCCAGTGTTTTGATTTATCTGGAAGTCATCTCCAATCTTGAAATTACCAGCTTGATCTGTACTGGTGTAAATAACCTTTCCTCCATTTTGACTCAAAACTTCATTTTCTTGAATAGTAACTCCACCTCTCTTGGGTGTTGCCAATGTTATGTCATCACCTGAACCAATGTATTCAAAAGTATGAGAACTTGCAATGATTTTACTCTGTTGGAAGAAGTATGCTGTACTACCAACACCAACTGTGTTAATAAGATTTTCAGCAAGAGTTATTGTGGTTATTCCAGCAGTAATAGGAGTGGAACTATTTATGGTATAGTAGATATCTTGCATAACTGCTGTGGCAGTGGCAGTAGTTCCTGAATCAGGAGCAGAGATTGTAACAGTTGCAGTTTCAGTGTACTGACTTCCACTACTGATTATACTTATCTCTGTGACTGCCCCACCCTCAATAGTTGCAAATGCAGTGGCAACTTCACCATTAGGTCCAGTTGGTGATGATAATGTTACAGATGGTGTGCTGGTATATCCACTACCACCATTGGTAATGCTGATAGTATCTACTGACTTGAACAGTTGATCAAAATAGATAACCTGACCATCATATGGTCTAGTTGTGACTGCACCAACATTAACTACAACATTGTCTTGTCCAGCAGCACCACTTGATGTGATAATACCTGTAAACTGCTCTGTACTGACACCATCAGCAACCAATCCAAATGTGCCAAAACTGGAATTACTGTTAGCAAGATCTGCCTGACCTCCCTTATGGGCACTTACTCCTTTATTGCAACATATAGTGAATACAGATACTAACTGAGCGTATCCTTCATTAGTGACTGCTACTCCAACTCCACCCTGATTATATTGAGTGAAGGAGTCCACATTCATAGACTTTGTTTTAACTGCCTTATCACCATCAACAAAAATCCCTGTGCCTGTTGTGGTGTCACTAGTGCAGTTCTGAATGTATGGTCCTTTCCACTTACCACCACCAACATTAGTAGCACCAGCAGTTGGGAAAGCAACAGCAGCAGAGGGATGCAAATGACCAGAGAAGGTCATATTTGCCAACTTGCATCCTTTATTGACATGAAAAATATCTTGTGTATTATTGTTTGGAAGAACCTTAACACTCCTCAAATCATCACCAACCACAGAGACAAAAGCAGGAAGTGTGATAGGATTATTTTCAACATAGTTACCAGATAGAACTTTGATAACTGTTCCTGATTGTGCTACTCCAACTGCTGCCTTGATGGTCAGGAAAGCATTATCAATAGATGTTCCATTGTTAGTATCATTGCCATCTTTGGCAACATAGAATACATTAGGTGCAGAGTTAATACCTGTTGCACTTGCATTGATGGTAACATTATTACCAAGCACCACCTCAGAATTGGTAATAGTAACAATACCAACACTAACTGTATTGTTCTCACCATCAATAGTAACAGATGATCTACCAACAGTCAGGATGCCTAGAATCCTAGCATCACCATCAACCATTAATGCTGTGGTGCCAGTGCCAATATGGACTGTTCCAATACCTGTGCTGAATGTTGAAATACCAACTGCATCAACACCACCTGCTAGAACATTAATTCCAGTTCTGGCAGTTATTAATCCAACTGAATCTACATTAGTTACATCTTCATAAGTAAGTGTGCCACCAACTGAAATATTACCACTGAATGAGGCAGTTGTTCCATTAATCTGCCCAAGAGTTGTTACACCAGTAACAACTATATCTTTTACATTTATGCCACCATCATAGGTGACTTGGGTTCCACCAAAATTCTCTGTCCAGGGGTTTACAACAATAACTGTTGTGGCAATACCAACACCACCAGTATCTTGTCTGGTGAAAAGTTTACCATCATAAGTGTTTAGAGCTATCTCGCCTAACTCTAAATTTGCCAGCGTAGGTCTCTTATTGGCGACACCAGATCGCTTAAACTTAATCTTTGGATTTGCCATTATAAGTTGGTATGTACCTGGAAAACCTGCTATGTAGCAGGGTTATATTATTTATCAGAAGCCTCCAGCATCAAGAGTTCCATCTTGTACACCATCTGAAAGATCCACAACATTAAATGGAGTGTCATAGATCCATTTTTGTAGAGATGTATCAAAGGTGAGTATGGTATTGTCTGGTGGTGTTCCTGTTGTAACTGGGAATCCTGCAATGTTTGTAGTGGCAGCACCTGCTGTGGTAGTGGAGATAAACTGACCCTGCAAAGAATCAAAAGACAATGTAGATGATTGTATGATAGTTGAACTGTCAGAAGCAGCAACATTAGTCAGTGGTCCAAGATCAACCTCTTGTGATGCAGGTCTAGGAACCCACTTATTGTTTGGTTCATCCCAAGTGAGAACATATCCACTCTGAATACCAGCAATACTGACATCATCAAGGTCTTTCAAGAATCCTGCACCCCCTCCACCAATTGTAGAAGTTTGTCTAACAGTCTCATAGACCATTTTACGCAGTTGAGTTATCTCTCTCCTCAACCTATTGACATCACTATCCTTTCCATCCTCATCAATCTCTTCATCTGGTGTCAACTTGTCCAGAAGTTCAATGCTTTTGAGTATATTGTTGGACTTATCTACCTCAACATCCACATCTTTCCTGATTTTGGAGAGGGTTTCTAGTTCTTCTATTGATTCCTCAATAATTTCTGATTCAGAGGAGGGTTTTAGGGGTTCTGGTTCAATGATATTAGTGGTTTCTATCTCTGTTGGAACGTAATTGTCCCTCCAATCACTAGTATCTACCTCTTTTTTGGGTTCTGAGAACAAAAATGTCTCAAAAACCTTTGCATTTTTGATTAATTCTGCTCTTTCTTTTGCTTTTTTGTCTTCTTTATCCTTTAATTTCTTCTTTTCTTCACTCAAAGACGCAAAAAGGTCTCCAAGAGTGACTTCTCCAATCAATTCTTTCTGCTTTTCTTCCTTTTTTCTCTTCTCTTCTCCAATCAGACTGAAGAAATCTCCTAAATCATTCATTTTATAGGTAAGAATTTCTTTGTTATTATTTATCTTGTGATGCCTGCTTCAACATTTTTTGTAAATCAGCAGTTGAACCAACAAATAGAGCATTATTTACAGTGGTTGGACCCTTTTGTTCTTTCTCTTCATTGACATCCTTCAGTTTTTTCTGAAGATCCATCAATTTATCTGTTGCATCAGAGACATTTTTGATCAACTGACCAGCAACTTCATATGCTCTGGGCATTTCACTCTCTTGAGCAAGTTCTAGAATCCCATTGATTGCTTCTTGACCCTTTTCAATGATGGAATACAGATTGCCCCTAGTATATTCGTAGTCTTTACGTATATCTTCTGAGGAACTTTTAATTTGTTTGATTCTGTCCTCTGGTGTAGTCTGCTGTATTTCTACTTCAGTAGGAGTTACATCAAATGTTTCATTTAATTTATCAAATTTGTTAGACATGATTCATTCCTATCAGAAAGTGCTACCATCAAAACCAAAGTTGTCACCATCATCAATGAATGGCACATCTGCTTTGGTGATGCTGTTGATTGCAGAACCAGATGGGTGAATTGCTGCCCTAGTTTTATCTTGTGCTCTTCTTACTGTTGCTCTGTTACCAGAGATATCCTTAATGTATAGACTTTCTCCATTAATATCAACATAACCACCCTTAATTAGTTTAGTACCATCCTCAACATCAATGTAAGTTGTGGTCTTATCAAGATCTTTTTCCAGTTGGGTAAGTGTTGAATCATTATGATCAATGACTGCCCTTGGTTCAACACGATATGTTACATCTCTATTGAAGTTGATATTAGATGATGTGGATCTGTTACCAGAAATATAACCAATCTGAACCTTCTTAATGATCTCACCTGTAACATCAGTTGTGGGACCATACAGATAGGTTTTTGCAGTGAATTGGAAGGTATATACTAGTGCTCTTCTGGTGTCAAAGTTGCCTTCATAATCATCTTCCATTTGAATGCTTTCAATCACAATTGGAACATTCTGAACCTCTGCAAGTTCACCAAGGAACTTGATAGGAAGTGTATAACCTGGTTGAAAGTATGGAAGGATTTGCTCAGTGATCTGAAGCATATCATCATTGAGTTTAGTCATTACAGACAACTCAATAGTCATATTATATGGGACAGGCATAAAAGTCTTTTTGACTTTTTGACCATCATCACCCACAACAAAAAATGCCTGAGATTGAGTTACCTTTCTCTCAGGGTCATATTGCAAGTTAGTGAACTCAAATGACATCCTAGGAAGAGTCATTTGAACTGGTGTATTCAGATCAGGAGTTTGCTCTAATCTTGCAAGAAACTTTTGAGTAGGACCATATGCAAGAGGAACTTTGATGACGCTATAAACATCATCACTAGCATCCTTATGCTTGATCTCAATACCATTGAAGAGTGATCCAAATCCAATAATTACAGATCTGAAAATCTCATTATAGAAATACTCAAACATTGTTGTGAATTGATTATATTTCTATTTAGAGTCATCCAAAACCCTGACCTCTTGTCCCAGTTCTGTGATGGGGATTTCTAGTATTATGAGGAACATCCCATACCAAGGAAACTCTATCAACGTCTCCAATGTTATGAGCACTATGTGGGAGTTTATTGTTAAACCAGAAGAAGGTCCCTGGTTCAACAATCATCTCTTCATCTCCAACAGTGTAATGATATCTGGATTGTAGTGATAGGTGATATCTATCCTTGGTGAGGTAATATTTACCTTCATCAATATGCTCTCCAACAGTCCCATCAGGTTCTAATTTGAAGAATGCTGCTCTGCCAGTCTTGTATATTTTATTCTTTTTCCAAAACTTATGCACCTCAGAGAAATGATCAAAAAGAGGTGTCTTTTGTGTCACATCCACATCTTTGGGACTCTCACCATTCTTAACCTTAGCCCAAACAAGGGGCAAGAATCCATATGGATCTTTGTCACCACCAATAGTCTCTTTCTGGAGAGAGGAAACCCAATCCCAGTCTCTCCAATTCTGCTTGATTTGGTTTAGTATTGGTTCTACATTCAAGTCACTTTTAATAATAATAATGTTCTTCATTGTTAGGGCATACCAAATGGGTTAGTAGTTGTAAAATCTATAATCTTGTCTGCTTCTAATTCTATTGTATCATTATCTGCAAATGGTGTCACTAGGTCATCAGTGGTCAAAGTTCTGACAACATGTCTTGCTCCTGACTCCTGACCAACAATGGTCTCACCAACTCCAAACTCACCAGAGACAACAGATATCTCTAGTGTGTTATTCACAGCATCATACTCCTTGACTCTTGCCTCAGTGTTGGATGTTTGTCCAATAACAATTTCATTGAAGATAAATGAACCCCCTATTGATGATCCAATACCTGGTGGATTATTGAATTCAAGTTCAGGTGCAATGGTGTAACCACATCCTGCATTTGTGATACAGACATAAGTGACAATACCAGCATTGTTAACCACACCAGTAGCAGTTGCAGTTACAAATCCTGGTCCAGTTGCTCCTGTGTATCCAATTGAGATATCAACATTGTTAGTATATCCTGCACCTGGATTGGTAATAGTAATGAACTGTATAGAACCATGAGTGCATATTCCAGTGGTTGCTGCAGCACCTAATCCTCCTCCACCAGTGAACTTGACCATAGGGGCAACTGTATATCCACAACCAGCGTTGGTTAAGCATACAGATACCACCTTACCATCACCAAATCCCTTACAACCAACATATTGGTCTGAGATAGATACCACACCCTGTGCTGTCACACCACCATCTGGGGCAGAACTGAAACCAACACTAGGTGGTGCTGTATATCCTCTACCCATATTGGTAATGTAAACTCTCTGAACTGCACCACTTGTACATAGACCAGCAGTTCCAGTTGCAGTTTCACCTGTGCCAACTAATCCAAGAGTTTGGATATAACCAATTTGTTCAATCTCATCATCAATAGTGTCAACACCTGTATCCAGAACTTCATCCTCATATCTGAAGAGTTCACATCTCAACTGATAGACATAGTTCTTTTGAAGTTGATAGAATGGTTGCTCATGTTCTACATACTTGATCTCAAACAACCTATCACCAAGAGGGAAATAAATTAGATCTCCTTCTTTTGGTCTATCTGCTAACTCAATGTGTGGAAGATTCTTTATGAGGGGGGTAATGTAACCTTCATATCTTTCTCTTGACACAATCAAAGTCAGGTCATCCTTCTCCATGATGCCAAATTTTGACAGCAGAGTTCCCTGACCACCATATCCCTCATAGTTATCCACATATGCTTCAATAGGGAAAGCACTAGTGAACTCAGACTGAATAACCTCTTTGATTACAGTGTTCTTTTTGAGATACTTTCTTGGTATATAAAATATCTCAACGCCATACATCTTCAGTTGTTCATTGACCAGACTCTGAATCAGATTCTGCTCACTAGTGCTACTGTTGAGGAAAAATGGATTGAGCATGGAATCAACCTATCATATCTAATGGTGGAAGTTCATAGGTGCTCAGCATCTTTTGTCTAATCTCATCAAGTTCTCTCTGACCATCATCAAAGATTGCTCTGCCATTAAACTCAATGCCACCAGGAAGTTTGACACCCTGGAATTTGATAAGGTTTTGACCCCACTGCTTCTTAATAAGAGCAGTCAGATATGGTTTCAGGAATGAATCATTCCAGACTCTTGAGTAGTCATTGGGATCCATTGCTCTCCAACAGTCAATAACCAGATAATCATCCTTTTTCAAAGTTTCCCAATCAATATCAAGATACATTCTATCTTTTCTTTGATTAAATCTAATCTGTTTATGAGTATTCAGAAGGAAGTTCATAGTCTCCAAATAACTCATAGTCATATCATAGGAGGTCAGGTCCATTCCTGATGCACCATATCCTCCCCACATACCAAATACATCATTAAGCATGTATTGATATTTGATATTGAACATTCCAGATCCACTATAAGATCCATCAAACTGGAATACTTTATTGATACCAATGATATCAGGATTTACTTGCAGATAATTGCTGTTCTCATAATATGTGAATGTTGTGGCAGTTCCTACAATATTTGTAGTTGCTGAGGTGGAAGCAATACCAACACTTCCTGCATCACTAGTTGGTGCTCCTGGTGGACGCGCCAAACCTCTATCAACATCATCTTGTGTGATACGATATTTCAGATACGTCTGATGAACACCATCAAAATGTCTTTCTTGAAAGAATTGTATAGCATCATCAACCAAGTCTTGAACCTGTTCTTCTGCTACATTTATTTCCAGGACAGGTGCTCCCAACTGTCTCAGGCAATAATCTATCAATTCTTGTCGTGTAGAAGGTTGAGCCATTATACACTATTTTTTTTACTATTTAGACAGCCCCACCAACAACCAGAGCATTACCTTCAATGATTCTGTAAACGCTTGAACCAATACTGACATTCATATTATAGTAATATCTCCCTGGTTTTAGAGTATTAACCTCTGTGTCAGTTAAAGATAGTTTAAATTGACCACTACTTGCACTAGTAAATCCAACTGCAAAGGTTGCAGCGATTGCCACACTAGATCCAACATTATTGGATCTTTTCATCATTGCAGTTCCAGCATAACCAGTGAAGTCAAAGTTTGAGTTATCATTGTTTGTCACCTGAAAGGTTGATCTGAAAGAAGCACCTTTGTTAATAGTAAAATTGACTCCATATGCTACACCAGCAGCAGGGTCAAATGTAATGGTGTTATTGGCCATTTTGCTTTATGATAGTTTGGAGCATTGACTTGATGTCATTTATATTATCAGAGAGGTCTTCAACTTTCTTTTCAAGATTCTCAACTCTCTGTTTTTCAGCAGAGAGTCTATTCCTTGAATTCATGTATGCCTCAAATCTTGAATGATCAGTATTGATGATTGCACGGGACTGGGAGTCCCTGTGCAAATCATCTTTTCCTTGAACTGGTAACAAATCCATTATGCTAGTGCAATCACTCTAAGGTTTCTGAACTGTGGAACACATGCTTGGTTGGAAGATGTTCCAATCAGTTTGACCCTGAAAGTCCTGAATGGTTGGAGTTGTTCAATTGAGAATTGATACTCCTGGAACAGGTTGATAGCAGGTTCCTGTGTGTACTGATCAGACTTTCTGACAACAACATCAGATGTACCATCATTCAATGTTGGATTAATTACATTACCAAAATCATCAATATTGTTAAATCCAGGGAATGGAGTGTAGACTGCCTCAACAGCAGGTACATCTTGATCCAATGCATAGAACAATCTTACATCATTAAAGTTAGATACATATCCATCAATAAAGACTCTCAGAGATGTTGCAGGATTTTCAAGAGTAACATTCTTGGTTACATACATCAGACTGTTGGGGTCCAGACCTATGCCATTGACTCTTGAATCTCTGACATAATCACTGATAGGAGCATTGACTCTATTGGAAACAAAGACAACAGCAGAACTATTGAGGTCAATTGCAGGTGAAAGTCTTCTGTCATATGAATTCAGATTGAGATTCATAGTGAATGACTTATTACCAGGAAGAGAACCCAGATATGCTTGCTCATTGGGTTTAGAAACAACCATTCTCTGTGTATCAAAATAGTTCTTCTCCTTCATTGCAATCTCTTGGAATCCTTGGTCAATGTATGAGACCTCAGTACCAGACACACTTGTTTCAGTCACAGATCTTACAGCACCAAAGATATTAGTGCCAGTAGGTGATGTAGTGTTGAAATTAGGAATGATCAAACTGTAAGGAAGATTGTATGTTCCTCTTGCATTGATACCACCACCAAGTTTAATCTCAGTCAGATATCTAGCACCAAATGATGCAGAGGTTTCAGACTTATCATTGCCATTCTTAGACATATCCAGTCTGACATGATAGTAGTCAATTCCAATTGGTTCAATAACTGATGCATCAGCAAGTGTATGCTGTGTGTTGATTCTTCTCAGAGAGATGCCAGCAAACTCATACTTGTAGACCAGATCATTTACATTGTGTGTAACTGGCAGTGTGCCATCAACACCTCTGCTGGTGATACCAGTCAATGTGTTAGTATCAGAAACACCAGTGTATTCAATGATTTCATCACCAATTCTTACATAACCTGGGTTAGTAGCTCCAACTCCAACACCTTCAAAGACACCAAAGTTAGCAGTATTACCAACAGAGATTACACCAGTTTCAACCTTCTGATATCCATTTGTAAGTTGAGTTGCAGGAACATCAGTTTGAATATTCTGAAGATTGACTCTGTTGATACCAGAGTACATGCCATGATTTCTTTGGAAGATCTTGAGATGCCTTCCATCACTGTTGATTCTCTGTGGACCAACTGGGAATACACTTCCACCAATGCCAGCATTGATATCAGTAGCAATTCCAGATACATCCTTGAATTGAAGTCTGTTATTGGGACCAAATGTTCCTTGGACTTTATCAAGAATCAGTTCATTGAAACCTTTCAGTTCAGGAACAGACAGTTGCATTCCACTTCCAAGTTCTTCACTACCAATACTCAATGGTGTGAGAACATCACCAACCCTGAATCCTTTACCACCAGCATTGACTGTTGCTGCAATAGCAACACCATTGTTGATTGTGATATCAGCAGTTGCATTGAGACCTGTGCCAGTCACTGCTGTCAGAGCAACACCAGTATATGAGAACTGACCATTAGCAGGTGTATAACCTGAACCAACATTGGTGAGTGCAAGAGCACCAGTGATAGAACCTGCAAATCCTACAAGTTCACCAGTTGCATCTGAATCAGCTTGAAGAATAGTGTTACCTATTCTGAGTTCACCATCAGAAATAGTAGTTCCAATGCCAACACTCAGGTTTCTAGGAATTGCTGTTACACCATTTCTACTGATCCTTTCAAGGTTGGTAGGAAGATCTGGATTAAAGAACTGAACATTACCAGCACCAACAAAGTCAGAGCGGTATAGATTGAACTTAAGATCTTCATACTGGGATGGTGTCCATGCAGTGGCATTCTGTGACTTGAACAGTGAACCAAGAAGTGGTTGTGATGTTACAAGTACTTGCCCTGCCTCAGTTCCCAGAGTTGTTACATCTGGTTCACCCAATCTAGAAATATAGACTGTATAATCTGTTGACTGAGACATCATCACAATCGCATATTCCCTATCCCCTGCAAGATAAACAGGTGCCTCAAACTGAATCTGAGTCCTTGCTGTTGCATCATCAGATGTCAATATATTCTGTGGTAAGATTTCTACCTCTGAATAGGGGAGAATAGTCTGACTGGGGATCCCCATCATTGTCTCTCTGAGTTGCAGAGTTACAGGCAGTGTTGATGCCTTAGTTCTGAAGAAGAGATCAATTTTAGTAACAAACACACCTGTCTCATCATCAACAAAGAATGTTTGTGCCAGAGGATCACTAGACCTACGTGTTCTAGCAGGTCTAGGACGTGGGGGTGCTGGTGGTGGATCTGGTGGTGGTGGTGGCGGTGGTGGGGGTACAAAGGTAAATCCAGTGACTTCCTCTCTGGTAAATGTTTCTGTTACCTGTCTAGTATCCTGGAGGTCATCATTAGTCTCAACAGATGCATTTCTCAGTGAAAGTGTGACTTCTTGGGTATTATCAATATCTGCTTGTGAGTAGAAGATCTCCTGACCAGATGTTGAAGTGGTTCCCCTAATCAAACTGTTGATTGGACTGCTGGTAAGTCTAAACAGATTTCTACCTGTTTCAAACAGAGGATTGGCAGGGTTGGAACTATCTGGAACCAGATAAGAACCAATGAGTGTGCCAACATTGTCAGTAATCAATCTGACCTGACTTACAAATGCCTCAGCACCATTTTCACCTCTAAGGAACATGCCCTGTTGAATATATCCATTGAATTCAGGGAACTCCTCAGATTGAAGACTGAATGTGTCTACATTAAGAATAGTTGATGACTGTGTATATCCAGTTGAGATTGCATTTGATCTTGCATATGGATTGGCAGTGTAAGTATCAGTAGGTGCAAGGATTGGACCATACTTGTGATTTGAATTAGCAACTCTAAATGTAATTGATGCATTAGAATTAGCATTAGTAAGTTGTGAATTCTCAGAAGAGGGCATTACACCTGTCACTGTTTCACCTGGAACAAAAGTTCCAGTAAGCATCTGAATTTCAATCAGTTTAGGAACACTGAATCTGGTGACGTCAACACCATCAAAGAATGAATAGAGTTGAGTGAATGGTTTCAATCTAGTTCCAGTAAACTGAATGTTACGAGATCTCATGAAGTGTTGGATCTCTCTATTAACAATCCTGTCACCAAATGATTCAGTGTTAATTACTTCATTAATAATCTGCTGAGTGCCACTTCTCTCCTGTGCAAGGGTTGTAGTGCCATTGATAGTTGTTATTTCAACTGTACTGGCACTCATATCAGCACCAGCACCAGCACCACCAGTCAATTCACCAATACTGGTTCCCTGTCTTTGAGCACTAGCAGCAACAGATTCTGATCTGGTTGTTGCTGATGTAATATCAACCTGAACATTTGTAGTCTCCCAGGAGTCCCAGAGAACAGGTGTAGCACCAATTCTTGAACCATCAGCATTGTCAGTAATTTCTGCTCCAAGTGCCTCTGCAACACCTCTGAATGAACCTTCCATGGAGACATTTCTCATCTCCAATCTGTTGGTTTCAATCCAGATATCAGCAGTTGGTTCAAGAGCAATATTGCCTTGATAGTAGAATGAAAGGAATGGAGTTACATTCTCAACCCTTGTAGCAAATGGTTGTGTAATCCAGGGAACTTCACTGTAATCAAGGGTCAACATCTGACCATTTCTTCTAATACCAGAACCAATCAGGTTATTAAATCTGGTATCACCACTAGCATTGGGGTCCAGAGTCAGGTTGAATGATGTGGAGTAGTGAGCAGGTCTCAGAACCTTTCTCTTAACATCAATACTGTTTCTAACACCAATGCTAGTATCCTGTGGTTGAGTTGTAGTGAAGTTGTCAACAAAGATACCAGACTTAAATCTATTCAGACCATTAATGTCAGGAACAAATGTATTGAGAGTAGTCTGCTCAAGGAGATTCAATGAAGTGTAATATTCAAGATTCTTGATTCTTCCTTCAAGTTTTGCGATATCAGTCATCTGATATCTCTTATGCTCAACAGTCTTAATTCTGGCATCCTTCACATTGTAAAGGTAGGCAGGCATAAAGACATTGGCAATATTCAATGAACCAGTCTCATCATCAGGGAGAACAGGAATATCATCAGGAGCACCATACTTGATAGAGAGTTCACCTTCCTTATTCAGGAAGATTCTGTCTGATCTACCAAGATAGTAGTTATAGTCAAGAGTGATTGATTCATCTGATGCAATAATTCTACTAGAACTGTGTTGACCACCATCAAATGCTCTACCAGCAAATTCCAGTGGTGAAGCAGCACCAGGTGTCACAACATAGTCACTAACTCTTGGTCTACCATCAATCATGTCAGTCACTCTGACCTGATTGACAGATGCAATCTCTTTGGAATAATCTAGATCATTATATGAATTTACAGTGGTAATATCACCATCATCTGCTGAATCATAGAATGCATTTGAGAAGTAGATAATCAACTTTTTGGTTGGTGTTGCTCTATCTCCTCTTCTCAAAATTCTACCATAGTCATAGATACTCTCTTTTTGACCATTGAAGAACAGATAGTCACTAGTTACATTGAGTGAACCTGGTTGAAGATTATTAGCTTGTCCCTGAACTCCTGATTGAGAGAATGTGAGAACTTCATTGTTCTCAAAAACACTGTCATTCTGATATACAAATCCAATGGCAGTATCTGATTTTCTGGTCAGGTAAATTGCCTTTGCACCACTGACTGCACCAGTTACAGTTTCACCAATAATCAAGTCATTGGTGGTTGCTGATGGACCATTCATGTTTGCAACATTCATGAATGGTGATTCTGGATCACTTGTATCAGCAGATTCAAATACACCATAAACTCTTATGATGTCAGGAGTGTTGAGTGAGATAATCTTATCTTGTACTCTTGTACCAAATGGAAAATCACCAAAAGTGAGACCATCATTGAGTGTAGTTCCACCAATACCAGAACCAGAAAGGATAGACTTATCAACAATAACTCTATTTGCTACATTCTTCAGTTTAGTCTTAGATGTAACATTCTGTTTACGAACAGTAGCAATCAGAGTGGCGTTGGGGTCTGGTCCACTTAGACCATCAATGGTCAGAATAGTTGAACCACCTGCAAAATTAAACTTATCAGCAGTCAATACCTCTGTCACACCATCAGATGTAATCAGTGAATATCTTTCCTCATCAAAGGAAAGGAAGTTCTCAGTATTGGGATCAGATACATTAATAGCAGAAGAAGATCCATTAGCATCAATGACAGTGCTGAACTTCTGTCTGAAAATCATATCAGAACCAGTGAGATCTACTGATTCAATGTTCTGTCTGGGGAATATACTGTACAGTGATTCATTATTAGCAAAGTTGCCTGAACCCTTTGAATTCTGAAGAGCAGCATCAACAATCTTAAGATCATTGACAGTAAATGTTGCTGATGGAAGAGAACCATCACATACACCAACAATAGATGTTACTGGTTCAATGACAATTGACTGTGTAAGAACTTCTCTAACTCTAGCAAGTGAAGGTACAGAAAGTCCTGGTCTTGAATATTGTACTAGATTGCCAACAGTGGCAATGCCAGTCATTGATCTGCTTCCAAGGGCAGGAGTGGTGATAGTAGATACGCCCAAAGAAGCAGCAGTGATTTCAGAAACATCAAATGAGAATGATGATTCCTGAATGACATCTGCTGAGAAAGTATTACCTGTTCCTACAATAGAAAAGACAGACTTAATATCACCAATGTTGTATTTTCTTGCATCTGTGAGGAATCTGGCATCATCAAGAACACCATTAAACTTGAGTCTCTCTCCCTGGAAGAATTCACCCTGAACACTGTATGCTGTAAGACCTATGCCATTTGCAACATTATACTTAAGGAAACCAGTAGCACCACTGGACTCACCTTCAATGTGAAGTGGTGATGTCAAAGTTGCTGGAATATTGATTTCCAGATCTTGATAAGTGGTGACATCAAATAGTGAAAGATCCCACTGGTTGGTGTTTTGATTAAGACTATTGTATGAACCTGATTCTAATGCAAAGTCATAAAGTCTTGCTTCACCAATTTCTTTACCAGGAGCAGTGTATGAACCTACACCAATTCTCTGGTCTCTCAGACTGATTGTGAGAGATGTATCAATTCCAATAATTGGTGAACCACTGACTCTATTAACTGCAAAGGTTGGTCCAAAACCAAAGTTGATACCTTGATTCTTAACAAGTCTAGTTGTCCTTGGTTTCTTGGCATCAACCAGAGTGGTTGCCAGTCTTTCTACTTCAAATCCCCTTACATATGCCTTACCAGGGGAAATCTTGTAAACCATCATATCATCAGATGGAATACCACCACCAGCAGTGACCTGACCAGCACGATAGATTCCTTTATTGCCTTCTTGATTATCTAAACTTTCTCTACAACTTGTAACAAACTCTTTGACATAATAATGACCTGACTCATCAAATGTTCTTTTTGCAAGTTCATCACCTAAAATATTGTATCTAGTGTCATTAGAGACATCTCTCAGGATGCCATTCTGTGATTCAGCAAGTTGAACAAAACCCTGGTCTGTAAAGTCATCAGGAAGTTTTTTACTCAGAGTTGCTGTAATTTTAAGTCTATCAGCACCAGGTGCTGTAAAGTTATTATACCCCTGCGCATTATCATTCAGATCAGGATCAATATCAGATGATATAATCTCCTCATTGACTGTGAAACCAACTCTGTAACTGGCAGCAGTTCCATATTGCTCAAGAATCAGGATCTGACTGTCAACATTGACAAAGTGGCCTCTCAGATAATATACACCTTGCTGAAGGACAAATGCAGAACCAGCAGATGCTGCATCAACTGCAATGGTATTGGCAAAACCCTCTCCTGCAGCAATAAATGTAGTTGCATAAGAGATTGTAGATTCAGTTACCAGAACCTCATCATCTTGGAAGAACTCAGTGGTATTATCATCACCTGAGTTTTCGTAGTTGAGATAAAGTGTATAAAGACCTCTTACAGATTGCTCATTTGAAATGAAAGTTACAACAGTTGCAGTTACACCAGAAGACCTACCAACAATTCTCTTTCCAATCAGTTGATCTAGGTACAAGGAAACTGGAATACCTAGATACTCTGCTTGAATCTGAATGCAGTAGAATTTATCACTATAAGATAGTTGACCTGGGATGATTACAGAACCCTCTTTAAAGAGGTTATCGCCCATATCCTCAATCTGACCTTGAAGAATAGACTGAAGATTATTTAACTCTCTTGCCTGAACAGGATATGCAGGCTTGAATAAGACTTTGTTATAGTTGCTACCTTTGTCAAAATCGTCAAAGTAAGGAGCAACGTTAAGGTTAGTTTCCTGTGGCATAATTCTTTAGAACTGCAAGATAATCTTTACGTCTTCTTTTTGTGATGACGATCTTGTAACTGATGGTCTATTGTCAACATATACAATGTTCCCAGAATACTTTTTAGACTCTGGTTGGGCAACACCTTTGGTGAAGTCCTGACCTAGGTTATATGTCCTATTATTTATTACTGTTGTCAGACCTGTAAAACCAGTATCAATTCCAAGAGTAATATTGCCTCCTAAAATATTGATACTACCATCAATTGTGGGTGTGGCATTAAATCTGAGTGTTTCAAACCCATATGTGGGGGTTGCATTTTGTGTTCCATCAAAGTTGAAACCTGAATTAGTTCTGTCTTGCCAATACTTCAAAACACCAGTGACTTGATCATAAGAAATGACTCTACCAACAGCAGTGGAACCCAAACCAACAGTTTGTGTGATTTCAGCATCAGCAGTGAATACTGCTGAACTATAACCTGCTCCTGTTAGTCTGAGTGCATATACAGCACTTGCTTTATCAATATTGAGAACAGATGATGAATTGAATGCCTGTGGATTCTCAATCAAACCCACTCTTGCAAACTGATTACCTGTGATAAAATCAGGGTTTTCAGTGTCATTCTCAAATCTTGCATAAGTCAGAACATTGTATGCACCAAGTTCCTTATATACATCAGCACCATGACCACCATCAGGTGGGATGATAATATTGAATTGGGGTCTGGTAGAACCAACAGGAACACCACCAGCAACAAGATCTACTGTCCCAAAGGTGTATCCAGAACCACCTTTTGAAACAGTAATTGATTCAACTTTGGAGTCAGCATTAATTACAACAGTTGCTTCACCATCTGCTCCATCACCTTTAATGGGAACCTGTGTATAAGTTCTAGCAGTTCCAAGTCCTGCACCACGATTTCTAATAGTTACAATTTTCAACTGACCACTAGATGCTGCATTTTGCCTAACAGCAGCATCATCACTATTTGACTCCCAGTCACTAGGGACAGGAATATAGTTTGTAGATTCAAACTTGATTGCCTGACTTGGTTTGATAGTATAAAGATATTTCCAGATGTAACCATCACCACTAGAACCAGCAGATCTTGGTTCTAGATCAGTAAATGTTGGTTCATCAAGTGAAGGACCACCATTGAAGTTATTCTCTGGACCAGCATTATTATAGAGGCAAATATAGACTCTATAATCTTTATTCATTACATAGTAATTTGCAGAGTAGATATCAAAAGATCCTGATGGCAGAGAAGCATTACTTCTAGTGATATCATTTCTCCACATATCATATGTGATACCAGATTGCCAAGTAATCTTTCTCACTACTTGACTGATATCACTAGCATTGATTTTCTTCAATGCAATCATAGTGTCCCAATAATCATTAGACTGATCTAAACTATCTTTGGGAGCAGGAGGATTTGTATCCCAGTCTGACTGATAGTCAGTTGAATTAGGGAGACCAAGAAATGCATAGTAAGAGTTTGTACTGGATTGAACACCAGCGACAAAATTCTTTGCATTCAGAATTCTTAATTGGTCAGTAATTATCGCTGCCATTTTGTTAGGACTTTTTTTGTTATTTATAAGTAGTTTGTGAACCTAAGAGACTCAGATCTAGTAACAAGAGTGCTGGTTGAGAGACCTGTAAATCCTTGATCAGTGTGAGAATTGAAAAGATTTGCTTCTTTTCTATTCTTAATCAAGATCTTGCCCCAACTAAATTCACCTGAAACAGTAGAACCAAAACTTACATTACCAACTGCCCCAACATTAGTGGTGATTCTTCTCACAGCAGTTACACCATAACCAGCAACAGGAGTCAGTTCTGTTGATACTGCTGTAACTTCATAAACTCCATCAGAGAATGTAATTGCAGTTCCAACAGAAGCACCAGAAGCATCTTGTGTTTCAAATGAACCACCAGCATTGATGTTTGTGTTGAAGATGGTCAGATAATCACCAACATCAAGTTGACTGACTGTAACACCAGTTCCAACATAAGTTGGATCTCTCATAAAGGAATCTTTGTCAATAAACAGGTCAAAGATAAACTTACTCTGTGCTCCTACTTTTGTAGAACTAAATCCTACAACTCTACCAAAGTCACCTGCAAATGAATTGATAGGCATCTCTTCTTTCACTATAACTGGTGTATCAATGAGGATAGATGGTGGATTTGTTGCTGTGTATCCTGTTCCTGCCTCAGAAATAGTAAAGGATGTTACACTTCCATTTGTAATATTTGCAATGGCAGTAGCAGTTCCACCAGAACCAATAGTCACAGATGCTGTGGACACTGTATAACCAGCACCAGCATTAGTAATATTAAGAGCAGTGATTGAACCACCAACAGAGACTGTTGCTGTTGCACTTGCTCCAACCTTTGAATCCTGTGATATGATTGTGATTGCATTTTGGAACAATCTATTTGCAGCCTCATTATTTGAATTGTAAAGAGGTCTTACAGTATCAACATAAGCAGTGGTTGTAGAAACACCCATTGTCTGAATGAGATATGAAGCAGGATAAATTTCTGGTTCATATTCAATTCTATCTTTACCTACAAATCCACCATTGATGAACTTATCAGTAATCTGCTTACACCAAGTTACTGGTCTAAGGATGGTTTGATCGCTTGAAATGCCAGGACCAGGATAGTTGTTAGTTTCAACTGAATCAAGAGTATTGATGCCAGTCACAGTTCTCTTAGTTTGGTCAAGAGTAATGGGTTGACCAAGTTCAGGATTGTTATTGATGTCAAGAGTATCTCCAACCTTGATTGTCTCCAAAATGTCAGTGAAGATGACATCAGCATCACCTGAACCTTTGTAGAAGATAACCTTTGATGTGTCACCACTGCCTGGAACACCATCAAGAGGACCATTAGGTGGTTCAGTAAATTTAATTATACTACCACCATTGAACTGATATGCAACACCAGGTTCTTGCAGAATGTCATTGAGGAATACAAGCAGTGTTTGCTCTACATCAACATTAGAACCAGCTTTTGATCTGATTGATACTGGTTGATCATTAATCAGCAGTTTGAATGACTTCTGTGTTCCATCAAACTGTGAAGAAAGTGAATCAAAGACTTCAAACTCACCCAGTGAGAAACCATTGAATTGATCACTGTAAACAGTATCAATTGTGAGTTGGAATTCAGTGAATCCTGTGCCAGTCAGAGGAATACCATTCAAACCACCAGTAGGAATAGTCAGAACCTCAGTAGAACTATAACCAAATCCTTGATCTCTGAGTTCAAAACTGATTACACTAGATCCTGCCCCAACCACAATGTCAATAGTAGCACTGTTGCCAATACCAGAACTATGTGCAGCATATTCAAGAGGGATATCTGTATAACTCAATGGATCATCAAATACAACAACTGGTGTATTAGTTGAGGTGTAACCAGAACCAGGATTAGTAATATTGACACTTACGATGTGACCATTCTGGATTGTTGCTGTTCCAATGTTCTCAATTGAAGGAATAACACCATTAAAGGTCTGAACACCAACATTAACAACCTGAGCACCTGCTCTATAACCAGATCCACTGTTTCCAATGCTAATAGCAGAGATAGTGCCAGCAGCAGAGACAGTTGCTGTTCCACCAGCAGATGCAAGTGGTTGATATCCATTACCCTCAGTAGATCCAACAGAAACAATCAATCCACCAGCAGGGAATCTGGATTTGTTGGGATCATAACCCTCTGGTGTTCCTTCACTCAGATATCTGACTGAACTGATGCCATTATTCTCAATAACTTGATAATCACCCTGAACAACCTGAACACCTTGTGGTGATTGATAGATATTGTTAGTCAAAATTACTGTATCAGTATTAATTCCAGTAACATTGACTCCTTCACTCTGAAGTGTGAATATACTAGTAACACCTGTGAAAGAAGTTGAATAATCATCAAATACGTGATTTCTGTTATAAGTTTCAAGTGTGGTTCCAGCACCAGCACCCTTCATAAAGGTTCTACCTTGGAAAGTTGAACTAGAAGTGATTCCAGTCCAATCTTGCTCATCAGGTGGGTTGGTAGTTGATCCAATGGGAATATTACCATATGGTGCAGAGGCAAAATTGATACTATTTCCAACAATATTGTAATTTCCACTAAATCTCTGTATAGTAGAACCAGGAGCATGTCCAGCAAGAACAGAACCAAGCACTGGTCTTCTGACAGATATATTTCCATCAATACCAAAGGTATCAACTGCTCTAACAATCATAAATTCATCATCAATCTTGATAATGTCACCAGAGACAAATTTTGAAGAGGAAATTCCAGTTGTAAGAGTTGTGAGGAAGGTCAAGTCAAAAGTAATACCATTTACAAGGGATGAAGTATGAGGAGTGGGGGCGATGGGAGCCTGAATCATATTATCAATGGCAACCAATGCTTTTGAATTCTGCTTCTTAGCAGTAATAGTATGTGAGTTACCAATACCAACAGAATTAAGGGTTAAAGTCACTGGTGGGTCAGAAAGTGCATCTTCAGCAGTGGCAGCAAATTTAATTTTGCCCTCATCAATTTTGACAACGAATATATCCTCAGGAAGTTTGGCAGTTGCACCAATTCCAGGAATTGTGGCAGTAACAATACCAATAGCAGCTGTGTGACCTATGCCTTGTGCTGCATAAGAAACATTTTCACCACTTACAAAGAAGTGATTAGGGATTTGAATGAAGTCATTGCTCAAATCAACAACAACTGAACTAGAACCATCAAATCTTCTTGAGAAAATTGGATTACCCTTATGAGTAAGTTCAAATGAATCCCTGACACTGATTTTTGTACCTGCATAATCACCAAAATCACTATTGATGACTAAATTGTTGAGATCAATTTCATCAGGATTTGTATTATTGTTGAAAATTTGTAATTTATTGAAATATGACCTTACTGTAACTGCTTTATTGGCAATTGGAGTATAAACAAGGTCAAGACCACCTGTTGTAGAGGTTACACCAATAGTTCCAATTCCTGAACCTGTTGACAGGTTTGCCCATTCAACACAACACTCATTAGAAGAGGAGTCAAGAGCAGCAAATTCAAAGAATTCAAACTCATTATCTGTTGTGTTCTCTACAACAACCAAATGATAACCAGTTTCATATGGAGCTTCATAGTTATCAATGACATTTGCTGTTGGGGTGCCTGATGCAGCGATAAAGGTGTAAGCAGAACCTACTCTTGAAACATTCAGATCTTCACTTCCAGGTGAAGCACCACTAGAAATAGCAATAACAGCAGAATTTGCAGTGAGTGCTGTCCCAACACTAGGATGGAATTCAACAATTACATTACCACCATTGATTCTTGCACCATATGTGCCAATTCCTTGGAATACCAGAGTTTCATCCTCACTCATATTTCCATATTCAAGAAGTTGAACATCTGTGCCATTATGGAGGATGTTCAGTTCAGCAGAATGGAAGATATCACTTGAAACTTCCTCAATCAGAGTCATAACCTTCAATGCTCTGTAAGATGTTCCCACAGATACAATAGTGGTTACAGTGCTTGCAGGAATTGGTTCTCTCTGGGAGTCAACAAGTGCAATATCACCATATGGTCTGCTTCCAACTGTTGCCTTATCACCCAAGATGCTGAAAGCAACTGCTGATACATCATATACATTAAATTCATACTTAACTGGGTAGAACAGAAGGTCCCAACCATCAGCAGTGGTAATATAGTCATAATATCCAAGAGGGGGGTATGAATAAATTGTGGCATATTCTTGCATATATGCTACACTTTCATCCTGAATCATAGAAACAATAGAAAATTGTCTCTCATCAGTAAATATCCTATCTCTTGCGTAGGTGATGATCTTGTTATAGGTGTAATCAGAATTAAATGATGCTACTGGTTGAAATGGTGTTGGTCTTTCATTGCTATTGAACTGTGATGAGATATCATCAATACTCAATACTCTGTTACCAACAGATTGGAAGAAGTCAGACAGGATTCTATTATCAAAGATGATCTCATTTGAGAACTCTTTGCCATTTACCAGGAAACTTGTCTCTGTTACATTGTCATAATCATAGAAACAGTTTAGATGACCTTCACCAACAATATCCACAATGGTTTCAAGGTTGGAATCAATAGCATTGATAGGAACAGACTGTCCTCCAACTGATGCAGCAGCACTTTCAACCTCAAGATCACCAAATCTCTTGAATCCAGCAGTATGGTTAAGTGCTCCAACTGAATTATTCCAAGTATCAAAGTCAACACTGGATTTCAGTGAATATGAGAAGTTCTGATAGTACTCATTATTAGGAATTCTTTGCAAATTGTCATTCAAGAAACCAGTATTTCTATTCCAACCATTGATTATGGTTGCACCTGCACCAGTTTGGACTTCTGCATTGAAATCATACTTGGTTTTTACAATACCCTGAGTATTTGATGTGAGACCTCTTACAGTATCACCAATTTGGAAGTCAAAAGGAGTAGAAACTTTCAGAATTTCTGTATTTTTGTTATAACTTTCAACATTTCCTTCAATCAAACCATTTGTTACAGTCTCATCTTGGAAATAATCATTAGGTTCAAGAACAGGGTCAAAAATAGGCAAGTGGGACTCAGGAATTACCCTACCATTAATTGGAGAGATTGGACTTCCAGGGTGTTGAGTGCCATTTAAGACATCAGACATATCATAATCAATAAATGCACCTGTTCCACCTAGATTGGGAAGAACACCAGTGATGGGGAAGAGAGAATAATTGTATTGGTCTGAATTATATCCTGTTCCAACAGTGGAGAGACCAACATTAACTCCCTCAATCATCACTTTTTCACCAATTACATAGGGGAAGTCCTCTGGATCATTGAAAATAGTGTCAAAGAAGGCTCTGACAATTTTAGTGCTTGAATTATAGACAATGGAATTAATTCCAACACCATTACTATTGTTGATTGGTATGATTCTAGGGGGTGTCTCATACAATCCAGTGGTATTTCTAATAATTGAGACTTGATTATCACCAAGTTCATAAGTCAAAATGACTTCATCAACAATTCTGTTAGAATATCCATCAATAACAACCAAATCAGGTGCTAAGAGATAATTCTTACCATTTGATGAAATACCAATTCTGACAAATGAGTTGAGAGATTCAATTTCAAGTATTTCAGGAAGATTTGCAACTGTTCTGAGTGTGTAATCAGATGGATAGTCAAAACCAATATTCTTAGATGAATACTGATAATTCAGAATCTGACCAATATTTCTACTTTCAGGGAAAAGAATTGCATCAGTACCAAATCCACTTCTTACAGTGTTGATACCAGGCAAACTTCTATATCCTGCACCAGGATTAGTGACTACTGCCTTGGTGATAGAACCATAAGCAGTCAGAGATGATGTATCATAGGTAGGAGATGAATTGGTTGAACCATAAGACACAACATCAGGAACTTTACTAAGGTTGTATGTGAATGATGTGGATGCAATACCAGTGACAGTATGTGATCCATCGTATTGACTACCAACCAGGTTGACTTGATTGAAGGAAGATACATCTTCATCAATGAGAAGTTCTCTCTTAGAGAGGGGAGAGAATGTTGTGTTTACATTCTTGAATGAATACCACAGAACAGAGGGAACAAAGTCAGATACAAACAGAGTTAGATTTGCTGTTGAATCAATACCAACCTGTCCACTCTTGGTTACTTCAAATGCACTGCTCTTGGCAGATGTCAAATAAAGTGATCTGTAGAAAGAATCAGAGTAAAGATTAAAGTCAAATGCAGAATATAGATTATTATTAGAGACAAATGCCAATGATGGATCTGACAGGTCAAATTTGAGAGTATTATTCTTACTAATATCAATTCTGGGATTAACCTTGGAAAGAGTTCCAGCAGTAGCAGAGGTGATGTTTACAAATCTTGGTTGTACTGCCTTAATCTCTGCTCTGGTCTCAACCAGTCTGACCTTTACAGGGGTATGGACTACAATGTAGTACATCTTCTCATTCACCAGACCACCAGAGGGAGTAGTTGATGAGTAGATTACTTTATCACCAGTTTTGAATATATTATTGGCAAAGGTGATGCTGTTGTCAGATGTAGATACATCAGATGCCAAGAATGACTGAGAATCAAATACAATCCTTCTGTTGAATTCATTGTACTTGACCCTTACTACCACCTCATCTTTTGGTTTCAAATTGAAGTTGATGCTATCATTGACAAAGAGACCATGAGTTGAAGCAGTTGATACAGTTACTACATTCTTTTGAAGTTCACCACTGATGACATCTGCACGCTTTGTTCTCAGACTATGATAGACATCAGTGCCAACTCCTGTGAAGAAAAGAAGACCTGGTGTGCTATTGATACCAACATACTTACCAGTAAGGGTGGAGATACCCACCTTATTGGTAGAAAGACCAACAAATCTATTTGTAAGAGGTACAGCAAAGAATGTTCCCATACCTGTAATGGGTACAGTAGAAGAAGAACCTGTCACACCATTCCATGCCTCAATAGAAGCACCACCATTGGTTGAGTATTCAACAACCTCATTCAGCAGGAGACCATGATTAGGATAGAGAATTGCTTGAGGAGGAATAACTGTCACAGATGCACCAGCACCTGGATTAGAGAATGTGATAGTTGTTCCAACACCTGTTCCCAGAACAGTGCCCAAACCTACTGACTCAGCAGGATTGAAGTACAGTACATTATTCAATCTAGGCGTCTTAGTTGTTCTAGCAGTGCCAGCAGTGATTGTGAAACTTCTTGGATCCTTAAATGCCTTAGTCAAAGCAAGGTGGGATGTTGCAGCAGTTCCTGCTTGTGCCCTCAGGACTCTCAATCTTTGATTCTGTCTATCAGTATTAAGAACCTTGAATTTCTCACTATCAATGACCATGATATCATCTGGTCTGACAAAAGGATATTGAAGAGCACCACCAAGATTGAGGAAAGTGGTCAATCCTGTTACACTTGCATCACCAACTGCTGTAAGCAGGACAAAATCACCTGTGCCAATACCAATCGTGTAATTACCATCTAGTCCATCATAATGTTCTGAAAGACCAGATATATTAACTATATCATTATTTGAGAGATTGTGGGGAACTGAACTATAACCAACAAACTCACCCCTTGCTGCAAATGGGGTAAACTCAATATCAAAGACTTGTGTAGATGCAACACTAACACTGTCTACAACCTTACCAGAGACTCTCTCAACCTTACCAGCAGCATTCTTACCACTGGTGAAAGAGTTATCAAAGATAAGTTGATCTTTAACTCTATAATCTCTACCACCAGTGAGAATACCAACACCTTGAATATTACCAACAGATGCTGATGTAACATCAATCACTTGTTTTTTGATTGAGTTAGAGTTGAAAATATAATCATAACCACTCAAAGAAGAATTCAAACGATATGGAGTAGTATTTCTAAACCACTCATTCTTCTGAATGTCATAATCTACATGATTAGAGGAAGAGTCATAGTTAAATGCATTTGGTTTTGAATTGAATCTATTACCAATTGCATATGGGAATACTGGTCTTCTAGAATTATTGAAGGGACCAAATGTATCAGAGAATTCTGCAATAGTAGTATAGTATGCATAGGTGCCCTCTGGGTAGTCAGGTGTAATGGCAAATCTACCATTGCATTCATCCAGGTCACCTGTTTCTCTATAAACATAATCCTCTACAAAGAATCCCTCACTATACTGTGATACAGGTGGTCTATTGGAAGTGTCAACTGCTAGTTCATAACTAGACTTCATTCTGGTTACTGGACCACCATCTGGTGAGTTATAGGCATATGGACCATAGATTGGATGTCCATCATATGCCCAACCCAGGATTGGTGAGTGTTTTGAGGAATTGACTTCTATATCATTCTGTCTTTGCAGATCTCTTTCAGAGTAAAGGGTATTTCCCTCTGAATCAATTGAATAAGAATTTTCTCTGAGAGGTCTGGGGGGATATAGATGAGAATATTGCAGACTACCTAGATCCAAGGAGGTCTCTATGATACCATCATCATCTGTGATATTATTGAAACTTCTAGCAAAGAGGTTGACTGTCCATTGATTGATGTTTGTGAATACTGATGCCTCAATACCAGCAGGTTGCACAAGAACAGTAGTGTCAGGACCATAACCAGCACCACCACTGATAACTTTAACTTCTGTGATAGAACCATTCTCAATGATTGGTGTCAGTCTGCAGAATGAACCAATTCCACTTATTGTCAGATTAGGTGGAGAATTATAACCCTCACCACCCATATTGACCAAAACCTCAATAATTCTACCATTAGAAATGATAGGGGTCAGAAGTGCTCCCTCTCCACTATTAAAGGTGATAACAGGTTGTCTGTTGAAATTAAGAATCTCTGATGCACCATAACCAACACCTTGGTCTGTAACATCAATTGAATCAATAGACCCTCTGAATATGGGTTGAACCTGACAGGAGAAGTCTTGACTGGTTGCTGTGTTTACACCAATTGTTCCTTGAACTCTAACTGTGATGGGTTCATAGTTGAATGTTCCATTACCAGTTGATAGGAGATTGGTCTTAATCTTATTATTGTAGAAGTAATCTCTTGCAGTCTGACCAGTTCCAACCTCAGAAAGTGCAAAGGTATCACTATCAATTTTGCAAACATAATACTTTGTGGTTGCACCTAGACCTACAATAGGAGATGAACCTGCTGTGTATTGAATTATTTCACCCTCTTCATAACCATGACCACCAATGGTAAATGTATTGGCTGCTGTGTTTACACCAACAATGAGTCTTTCTTTGTTTTTATATCCTTTACCCTGATTATCTACAACAATATTGGAAACAACTTTCTTTCTATCATATGATTTGAATACTTGATTACCAATACCATAACCACTAATGTTGACTGTATTGATACCAGCATTAGCATCATTGTAGTTGTCGTGCAATGTGATGGTGGATGCATCAACAACATTGGCATAATAATCAGCGTTAGTGGTCAGACCAGTGACACCAGGAACACCATCTGATACATAGACAATTCTTTCATTATCTCTGAATTTGTGGAAAGAGGTGAATCCAACAGTGTTGGCACTAAAATTCAATCCACTCTTGGGACCAGGACCAGCATTAAACAATACCTCATGGTCAACAGAAGCAAGATTAATTCTGGCAGATGCATCCTCTCCTTGACCACCACTGATAACTACAATAGGATCATCAGTATAGTCAAATCCACTATCAATAACTCTGATCTCTCTAAGAGATCCCTCTACTGCAACTGTTCCTGTTGCTCCTGTACCAATGTTATCAGTGACATTAATCTTAGGTGGGTTGACTACATCATAACCCTGACCTCTATTATTGATGTCAAATGTTTTAATGCCACCATAGAAAATGGTATCAAATGACTTATAGTTGATCAATTCAACACCATTGACCAAAATACCATTGTAACCAGCAGCAGTTAAATACTGACCAACTTGTGGAGAGGGGTCATTGACTTCTCTGTAAATCTTCTGTGGAGAAACATTCTTCTGATAGAAGTCATAGTAACAAAACTCATTGTTAGTTACAGTTCCAGTGGGAATAAGGAATCTATTATTGAAGATATCTGATGTGCTTCTAGCAAGTTTGACAGTGGTTGCACTGATTCTCTTGATGTAGTAAACTCCTTCATTCAGATTATCAAATCCACTCAGAGATGTAACATCATATGAGAAACCATTAGGTGTGGTAATGGTTTGAATGATTGTCTTAGGACTATAATAAACTGCATCACCAGTATAGAATCCATGATCTCCATTAGGAGCAAGGACTAGATTATCACCATTCGCAGTTCCACTGAATATAATTTTTCTACCAAATGGATCAGTTGCACCAGAATAGTTAGGAATGGAGTTAGACGCTACAAGGAAACTGCCATCAAACTTCTCATAGGTATTGAGAACATTAGCATTGATATTATTGATTTCATTATATTTGGTGGATACACCTTTGAGGATCTGATTTTCAAGTGTCCAAATCAGTTTGAGGTCTTCTGGAAGAATGATGTCAGAAAGTACAGCAACAAACTCAGTTTTAGAAAGGCAATTATCAACAGTCAGTGTTCTTGTATCACCAGCAGTGCTTTTCACAATTAACCTGTAACCAGGTTGGATAAACTGATTGTCAAAGGTTTTAATATTATATGTTTTCTGAGTGGCATCAATTAGTGTAAATTCTTTTACAATCCAATGTGTCTTTACATTGTAATACCAATCCTCTGATTTCTCTTGCTTGGATTCAAGACCAATTGATTTAATATTGATAGTATCATCTTTCTTGAAGAAAAATGTATTGCTATCCAGTCTCAGGTTAGTGAGAGTTGTAATAATCTTTACTTCAATCCTACCATTTGGACCTATGGCGTAACCATAACCATCCAGACAAATATCACCTGCTGATTCAAAGGAAGATGTTGTGGTGGTTACACCAAGGAATTGGGTAAGAGTCTTGTCCTGATATACCAATTCAAAATCATCACCATCAACATCAGTCAACACCAGTGTGCCTGACTGTGGGAAGCTTACTGTTGAGTCAACATCAATTACAGTTGAACCCACTGATACATTGTTGATGATCTTAGTTTTAGGATTTGGTGAGAATTTACCATAGATTGTCCCATCTACATTGGTGTCTCTTTGATATCCATAGTCAATTGCAATCTGATAAAAGTCTCCATCAGCATAGTCAATCTTCTCTACATTAGTTACAGTTCCTCTTGCCTGAGTGGAATCCTGGTAGAAAGTAAGATTTTTAAGTTCAAGAGGATCACCAGTATAACCCTCAATCACATAGTCTTCTGTAAGTCTATAATCAGCATCAGATGGTTTGAACAGAAACTTACTGGGTTTGACAACTTCTACATCTACACCATACAATGCTCTGAACAAAATCTCAAATGATTGATCTGTTCCTTTTGATTTGTAGAAACTGTCAGCATTGTAGATAAAGTTTCTCTGGTCCAATCCTTGGAAAAGAGTTCTTTCAGAAAAACCAGGAACAAACTGTGTCTTAATTCTTGAAAAGAACTCTTGCAGAAATTTTACATTCAGGTTGACAATAGTTGCACCCTTTTTGTGATCAGCAGAGAGTGATTCCTTAAATGTCAGTTGATCAGGGGTATTGGTCCCAGTGTAGTCTGTAACCCCACTGAAACCCCTTACGCACCCCTCAAAAGTGGTATCTGTCTTGGACTGGTACAGAATGATTTCTTCATCAATTTGAAGAAGACCATTAGTATCTGGGAATCCATCAGTAAAATTACCATCAGCAGATGTGATGATGGTTGTAGCAAGAAAGTCAATATCCTCTCTGAGGACAGTAGAATTCTTGATATTGTATAGTTGATCAACCTTAACATACTGATCCAAATTTTGGATCAAATCATATGTTCCACTTTTAAATTCTTGTGATACGTAATACTCCTTTAAAAAGTCAACAAGGAGTGGAAAGTCATCCTTTACAAAATCAGGGACTTGACTCGCAACTATATCCTGGAACTTAACTCTATCTACTGCCATTTATCTTAATAGGAGTATGAAGTGGGCGATGATGAAGAACTGCCACCAGATGAAGAACTGCCACCAGAGGGAGTGCTACTAGTAGTACTGCTTGTGTTTGTTGCAGTATTAGAAGTTGTTGTGTAGACAGTTGACTGTGATTGACCTGCTGTGCCAGTTGTGACAGTAACTCTTGTGGTTCTATCAACATCTGTTGCATCTGCAAGCAATGTAGTGTCAGTATCAGCTGCTGTGGGTTTCTTGACTGTTAAGATGGGTGTTCCTCTGACCAGGGAGCCATTTGAGTAACTGGAAGTTACAATGTAATTACTACCTGAGATATCATCTCCAGATGCAATTTGATCTGATACAGCACTGACTGAAACATTATTTGTGTCTAGTTGCAAATACAGATCTTGGAGACCTATAACATCATTTGAATATGGGACAGCAGATACTTCAATAAGGGGTGTGCCTCTATTTACGCTAGTAGAAACGAACTTAATTGGGTTCAATTTGAGTTCACCTTTAAGATAATCAATCATTCCAACATTTTGTTTTACAATGACTGGTTCAGTTGCTGAATTAAGTTTGAACAAGAACAATCTACCCTTTGCAAGAGTCTTGTCAGGACTATCACCCAGGTATAGTGTATCAGCAATACCACTTACTCTAAATGCAGATGACTTAATATTGAATCCAATCTGCCCACCATGAGTTCCATGTCCATGGTTCTTAATAAAGAATCTATTACCAAAGCAAAGTTCATACTCTGCAAATGCATTCAGAGCAGGTTCCATATCCCTTCTGATCTGAACTGTGGTGATGTTAGATGTGATAGACTGATGAGTATCATCAATAATCTTCTGATACTTGGAATACTTAAATCTAGCACCAAACTTATTCATCTCAGTGGATCTAGCATAAGCACCAATGTTACTAGTGACTAATGATTGAACTACACTGGAAGAAGGTGCCTTGTTCTCATTGTAATAAACATAAGAGTCAGTCTCAATATACAGATACTTCAGGTCAACAATTTCACTTACAATACCTGCAACAGAGAACTTCCTCAGTTCTCTGCTAATATCTTCTTTAATAGTAGTGGAAAGGTGAACACCATTCTCTGGTTTCACACTGATAAAGACCTTACCATACTGTGGAGGTGAAAGTTCCTCACCACCAAAAGCAGAAACAGATTCTGCTTCAGGATAAATTCTAGGAATCAATACCTCATAGTCTGCTGCTGTCACAGCACGATTCTGTGATGCATAGATCTGTGGAGCATTCTTCTTGATAGACTCAACAGATTCAATAGCAGAACCACCAAAGGATGTTTGATCTGCATTAATCAGTGAAATGCCACTAGTAATAGGAGCACCATTGTTATCTACTAATTGACCAGCAAAGGTAAATTCATTAATACCATTACCAGTTTCACCACCTGATGTAATATAACCTACTTCTACAACATTAGGTTCCTGCAACTTGATACCAAATATACCATCACCAAACAACAGTTCATATCTCTCATCATTAATTTCTTGCAGGAAATAGACTGGTGACTTATCATCTACTTCATACAAACTATTGAACTGTTTGTAAACTCTTGTAATAGTTGATGTGGGAGACTCTCTTACTGATACAGTAATCAGATCAGTATCAATTCCACTGTTCTTGAGGATATACTTCTGATTAGGTGTCCTGGAACTTACATTAAATGTCTGTGTGAGGTGTGTGCCCTCATAAACATCAATAGCATTAAACAGTGCAAGATTATTACTATCCACTGGAACTGTGATGTCATCAGGGATAGAGAACACAAAAGATGTGTTTGTGAACCTATTGGAGGATGTTGCTACAATGCCTCTCCTAAGGGTCACAGCAACTGCTGTGGTGCCTGTTGTATCAACAGTGAAGGATATCTTTGACTTTGATGCATTCCTTGACTTAGGCACATAACCTATGTTTCTTGCTAATGAAACAACATTCTCTCTCAATGTTGCTCCATCAATGAACACCTCATTAGTCACCATATTGGCGTTATATGAGGTGATATAAGTGTTATAGGCAAGGACGTCTATAATGGTAGATAGATTAGATCCTTCATAATCATAATCAGTGAAGTTTGAGTTCGCACGAAGGTAGTCCTTGATGGACGTTTTTATCTGATCAAAATCTAAGTTGCTGAAATTAACTAAAGGCATTTACCTAGTGGGTTCTAATGCAAAGGTGAGTTCTTGTTGTTGTGCATTAATACCAATAATTTCATACTGAATCTTCACGTCAAATGCATTGTTATCAGCATTTGGTTTGACAATGACATCAATCAGTTCAACTCTGGGTTCATAATTTTCAATAGTATTTCTAATTTCAAAATCAATATTTTTTGCAGTGAGAGAATCAACAACATCAAATAAGAGTTGATTGACCTGAGACCCTAATGCAGGAGCAAAGGGTCTTTCACCAGGACCAGTTAAAACCAGGTTACGGACAGAGCGTGCAATAGCATTTGCATTAGTCAATCCAATCAAGTCGCGATTAACTGGATTGATCTGAAATGTAGCACTTATATCCTTAAATGGTTTACTGACCCTTTGAACAGGCACAATGGTACAAGAATTCTACCTTATTTAGTACACTAATCTTCAATTAATATATTCTTCTGACCACAGGTACATTCATGGTCAGGATGAGAACAATCAGTGGTTTCAAATAAACCATCAGTATTTCTTTTCACCCTGTTTTTTGGAGTGAGACCATCATTAGCAATCTCACGCAACATCTTCTGATGCTGATCATTTGCTAGGTTGTCCAGAAAATCATGCATGTTAACCTCTCATTACTTTACTATCTATTTGTTGAGCCATAACTTCATTGTCTAATTGAGTAACCTCATACATGTAATGATCTGATGTTTCAATCCTTCGCTTGTTTTCTACACTATACACTGTAAGGTCAATCTCATATCCAGGGTTCTTATCAATCCTGTTGAAGGTCCATGCATTATCATACCAGATGATTCTATTATTAGGATATGCATAATAGTTACCATTGTCCATCTTGAACAAATGGGCACACTTATGTTCTGGTGTTTCAGAGAAGTTCAAGTCAGGCACACTCTTGTTCTCCCATGACCAGTCCAAAGTCCACATATAAGACCCTTTGACTTTCTTATTGTCAGGACGAATCAGTTCTGCTTCAAGACCTGCTAATCTATGTCTCCTTTGTACATCAACATAAGGAGAGAAGCAGTCCCAGTACATAATGTCCTCTAATGGTTCCAGAGGGGCATCAGTATGCCAGCAAAAGGCATGAAGAGGTCTACGTGTCCAGTTGACTCCATTTTCCAGAAATGCCTCAAACAGAGGGACACGTTTCTCCATACTAGCAACAGAGTGAACATCACATCTAGTGAATTCCCCATGCCCTTTCTTGTGATTAAACAGGAACTCATTACGAATGTAACAAGACCAATCAGGTAAACTGTGATTTAAGTAAGCCATTCTCTCTCATTGGGATAGTAGTAGTCTAGTAGTTCTTCATGAGGTTTGATGTCCCTAGTAGCATAAAGACAACCATTGTCCTTATTATAGGACACATTAGGTGTAAGTGAGTGGTTAATATAATATTGAGCACCTAGTCTATCCAGGTCATCATCAACCCAGAAACCATCCTTATCATAATAAGTCAAGTTTCTCATTGCCCCTCTCACTTCCTCTGGGACTTCCCCCCAGCGGATTTTTTGCGCATTTTTTGATTTAAAGATCAAAGTATCAGCAGGTATATGTACCAAAGAAAAAACACCCACCCCATCACAAACCTTAGAAGGTGAGAGGTAGGTGTATAGTGACAAGGAGAAACTCATCCTCTGCCTTGACCCCTATAACGCTTCTTTGCTGTATTGCTGCTGGATGCAGCATACTTTGTATGTTTCCCCTGCCCCTGTCTAGACTTCTTGGGTCTGGATTCAATGAATGCTGTGCCTTGCAGTGACTTCTTTACTTTTGCCATAATAACCTCCTATCAAATAACTCTTGTCTTTTCATGACCAACTCTGACCCTAGGATCACACCAGATGTCATATCCTGCCTCAATAGCATCAAGACAGAATGAAACATCCTCTCCACACATATCCTGTACTGCACCAGATTCAAAGACTTGCATCTTGGGAGCAAACCAAGGATACTTCATCTTCTCATTCTCAAATACACCATTCTGAATCATCACCCATCCAAACCCTGTGTAATCCACAGTGAATGGTTTCTTACGCTTAGTAATACCATCAACCATCTCATGATTCATGACACCACCATTATTCCTGAAATCATCTTCATCCAACCAGTGTGCAACAGATGTAGTTCTACCATCCTCAGTGGAATACCAACCTGCTACAATCTCTCTCTGTGTACCATCTTCTGCAATTGCCATATCACACAGTTGCCAGAACTTTGCACTGTCAAATACAATATCACTATCAATCCACAACTGATAATCATAATTCAACTGACCATCCCAAGGTTTCTGATCAGGTCCACGCAATACATTTGCCCCCAGGCACTTGCATCTTGCAAAGTTAACCATGGAAGAATAGTCCTGACTGATTTGGATACTCATTCCATTCTGTACTAGATCAAAGCACAGTTGTACAAAGTTCTTCATGAATGTATAACTGCACCCCCTTCCAGGCAAACAGAATACAATTGCCTTTCCCTTCATCCTTGCTTTGATAGCATCATAATCCCACTCTGGTTTCTTCTCCTTGGGTTTCTGTGCTTTTACAGTAAATCCTTTTGCCATGATTGATAATTCACTACCACTCAATTATATCTCAGTATGTATGAGATGTCAATATGAATCCTCTTCATTACTTGGTGGGGTTCTCTCTACCAATTCATATGACAAATCTTCAAGTTCATACTCAGTTTTCATTAACCCCACCATCCCTTGCAGTTCAGTCCACTTTTCTCTGAATTGTTCTTCTGGTACATTGGGAACCAGGCACTGATCTTTCAGGTAAATGTGAAAAACCTTTTCAGGGAGCAATTTTTCTGGGGCAATTTTTTTCATACCTTTGTTTTACTTTTTGAATTATATAGAGGCACCTCTCAGGCACAAAAAAAGAGACTTCAATAGGTCTCAGAGGAATATACTTTTGTAGGTTAGGGAAGTATGCCTTTTTTCGTAGGGG